ATGGCTATTACAGTTACTTGGCTAAACGCCGTCCTGAATAAGCCCCGAGATAAAATACTCCGAAAAGCCGATACCAATGGGTTGAGTGTCCGTGTCACCCTTCGAGGTAAAGTCATTTTTACCTACCGCTACCGGCTAGACGGGAAACAAACCTCGGTGGATATCGGGTCTTACCCCAGCACATCGCTTAATGAAGCTCGAACCAAGGCACTCGAAATCATGAGCCAGCTGCAGGTTGGGGTGTCTCCCAAAACCACAAAGGACGAGCCGACTGAACCACAGATCCTCACTATTAAAGACCTGTGCCTCCGATGGTACGAGGATTACGTGAAAGTCCAACGCAAGAACGAAGCACCTGCAGTATTGCGGATAATGGAGTTGCACCTCTTCCCGGATTTTGGTGACGTACCCGTTAACAGTCTTACGGTCAAAGGCGCTTTTAATATGCTGTCTGTGCTGGCCAAGTCACAGACCACCAGTAGGTTCATCACTCTACTGCAGCAACTGAAGCAGGCATTCAGATATGGTGTTAAGTTCTACGATGTCGAACAGAACCCACTGAGTGAAATCACGAGCCGGGACTTTGGTAAGCAGGTGAAGGACCGAGACCGTGTGTTATCCGAAGATGAGCTGGTTCAAATCATTCGGCTTATAGAATCTGATGAGTTCACCATTGAGCAGCGTTGTGTGTTCTGGATTGTTCTCCATACCGGGTGCCGGCACTCTGAGCTCACCCAGGCACAGCACAGTAACTTTGATCTTGATACCGGGGTATGGACTGTGCCACGAGAACTCAGCAAAAACAAAATCGCTGTGGTAAGGCCTTTGAGTCCTGAGTGTATGGTGTATGTGAAACGACTCATGGATTGGAATGTACACAGCCCCTTTATCCTACCGGGCCGTAACCCATCCTCTCCAGTCCAAATCACTTGGGGTTGTCACATCGCCAGAAAGATGCGTGAATTCCTTAAAGAAACACCCGATTTCGAGGAATGGACCCTGCATGATTTAAGGAGAACGGCCAGGACGGCATGGTCAAAATGGACCCAACACCACGTTGCCGAACTAATGCTGGGCCACAAGCTGACAGGCGTTCATGCGGTGTACGATAGGTACAAGTACCTTGATGAGATGACCGAAACTTATAAACAGTGGGCGAATTATCTGGAGGGGTTAAAAAACAAAGGGGCTTAAGAGCCCCTTTTATTTTCCAAGCAGTCGACATACTGCATCAGCTTTGCGATATCAGGATCAGCGATGTATATCCCCGGTCCCAGTAACGGATGGTGATGCCGCACCGCTTTCAGCTGTGCTGGTAGACACTGAGGGCTTTGAACTGGGGTCGTCGTGCAACTCGCCAAAGCGCTGCTCAAAACTACCAACAGGATTGGCCGTAATTTGTTCATTCCGTTTGTCCTGTTTTTGTTTGTCAGACATAGCCAATAGCCGAATAACGCCCTCAGCTATGACTCCCAGTATTTTCAGGATTTGGTTCATTGAATTTTCTTTTGTGCTTTAAGTCGGCCAACCAGCGCCATCACTGAACCCACGGCGGTACCCAGGGTGGAAAGTACTTCAACGAGGTCCTTCTGAGCCTGCTCATCCACGTTGTAACCGTAAATACTCCCAATCTGGGAAATCACGATTACCACAACGCCAATAATGGTTTTTGACTCATACCACTTTTTTGTCACGTAGCTGTTCATTTGTTAATCCTAATGGTTATTGCTGTTGGGCATTAGCCCTCTGTTTTTTCAATCTTACTTGCTGAGACCACTGCTCCTACAGCGTCGACTATCGCTTGAATCCCACAGGACCCATCTAAGGGGATCCCCACCAGTTGTGCAATCTGAGTCAGCGCCACATTAAGTTGCTGATTCGCTTGCTGCATCTGTTCCAGCTGCAGTTGTTTGTCAAAGGCCCAAGCCTTTACTTCGTTAATATCCATTATTCAGTCGCCAGAACATTTGTCAGTAACCACTGCTCACAAGCACTTACCATTTCTGACTCAGCTAATGGCTGTTGAAGCTGCATATTAAAATATTCTGGAAAATTGTTAGGCCGGAAAGTCAGCGGGGGTTTACGTTCCTGTAAGGCCGCTAAGGACGGATAAATCAAGGCAGTGAAGCCAATTTGAGAATGAGACTGCTGACTGGTATTCACGTACTGTGGGCCAGTTTCAGTAATTTCCAGATTTAATTGAGTATGTTGATTGGAACTGTGACTCACATGATTAATAACCACAACTGCTCCGGTATAAACAATACCGTGTGCATCTTCATAGCCATCGGGTACATTGATCATTGAACTCTCCTTTTGATTGATAGAAAAAATAGTGTGCAATAATGGCTCTAATTGAAAAGCCCCTAAACACCATAAAAGTTGAAACTGTAGTTTGCTGAAATGCTGACAATCACTGCGTTATTAAATTTGCTCCGTATTTGAATCGTAACTACACCAGAATATCGACGTTCCAAATTTTGGTGTGTTTGACTTAGTGTTACGCTGGTATTGTCTTCAGACCATGTGCCAGGTGAGCCCGTATTTGAGGTCATTTGTATTCCAGTAGATAACATGCCACCTGAAGACTGAGACAGGGTGTAGCGGTATTCTACGGCGCCCTTCATACCCGGCCCATATCCAACATCAAATCCCATATTTCCAGAGAGACCCACACCCCAAGTGATGCTAAGAGTTCTCATCACCCCACTGGTGCTACCAGAGACAGATTGCGCCTTTGGGTAAACACTGAAGATCAGTGAGGTTCCAGAGCCGGCAAATTGGGATAATGAGAGGTTTCCAGAAGAGGGCACACTGGCATTTTTTGTAATGTTGGGGACATAACTCCCCCCCTTTAGATAGGCCCGTAAATTCCGATATGGGGGGTAGGCCAAACTGGTCCCTCCGAAGAAGTTTATGACATCGGTAAGGCTGATCGGCAGACTTACTTTTGGGAAATTGATTACTTGGCCGGTACCTGGGTCTGTCGCCGTCGTAACTGTAAAACTGGCACTGACCCCTCCGACGGTCATAGTTCCCGTTCTGGACGCTCCCCAACTAGAGGGCGAAGTTACAAACAGCTGAATTTTATCCCCGGCTTGCACCGTTGCACTGGTGACACTTGATCCACCATTTACAGTAAAATCGGCGCCGGCGCTGCAGGAGGCTGAGACTGGCGTGTTAATACCCGTTACCGTAAAGGGTGCTCCAGCAATCCGGTCACTTGTAGATACGCCAGAGTAACTGGGTCCTACACTAAAGGCATCTGGAGTGGCATCAATTCCGTCCGTAATTTTTATGTAGAGATTGGGGTACATCGAATGCCCCGGCCCGTACATATCTACAACCAGGGTGTCAATATAACCGGAGCCCACAACTGCGGACGCTATGGTTTGTCGAGTAACGGTTCCGTTTGGATTGGTTATCGGGGAGTTTGATGTGTCTGTCCAATACCCAGAGTCAAAAGCATAGACAAGAAAGAGGTATCCCGTAGCATCGCCAGTTTCCTGAAATATAAAATTTACGATGTCTCCCTTGGTAATCACTATGGGGTTGGCGTAACTGTTTGCCGGCAAAAAACTGGCCGTGCGGGTACCGAGCTCTTGGTTATAGTTTGCTCGGCAGTAAACGTTTATTGTGGCCACCGCGGTCCTCCACTAATGGCCCGAACCTCACGTTTCAGAGCTTTCAATGCTTCAACAATTAAGCCCGTAACTGCCAAGTTTGAGACATGCAATTTCCCCTCGGACTCGTAAACTCCTTCAGGTAGAACCTTCTTAACATCTTGTGCGATAAGCCCGGCACATCTACGGTTATTTTGGTCAATCCGGTTAAAGGTTAAACCTGCCAGGTGCTCAATCAACTCCAAAGCGTTCTCTATGGGCGCCAGTCCTGTTTTAACCCGAGCGTCCGACGTCGAAATACAGTCCGTGGCTGTTAATGTTCCCGCACAAGACGCATTACCCGCCTGTGTGACTCGGAAAGCCCAGTTCAGTTGATTATTCAAAAATCCAATTTCTGATCCCGTGGCCATTGCTGCCCCGTGGCTCCCGAGGTACACGTAAACACTGGAACCCGCGGCGCTGTTAGCCGTCCATCCATAATAGTTAGGTGTCCAGCTAGTTCCACCAGAGCTCAGAGATGTTACTGTTAATGTCGCATTGGTAGCAGATGTTACCCGACCCTTCGAGTCAATTTGTAAGACGGGAACCTGTGTACTGGAACCATAGGTGTTGGCTACAACCCCAGTCGTGGACAATGAAGCCGTGCCGGATAATGCTGCTTGACCATCAAAAGTACCGGGGTTCCAAACAACATCCCCACTCATACTCACAGACCGGGCAGTCGCCAGTTTGACCGCCGAGGTGGCCGTGGTGGCACTGGTGGCACTGGTAGCCGTCGTGGCGCTGGTGGCATTCCCATTTAAACTACCGTTAAACACGTTGGCGGTCAGATTACCTGAAGCATCCCTGGCGGCCACAGTACTTGCCGTGGCGGTCGTCACAGCATTTACCGACCAGGTGACAGAGTTTGATCCCGTGAAGGCGGACCCGGTAAGGTAGCTCCCTGGAGTGAGAGTTCCCCCTCCTCCGGTAGCAATCGTAATAGAGCTTTCCCCTGTAAACGCAACACCGTTTATAGTGATGTTGTTTTTTAGCCGGGTCGCCGTTGCGGCGTTAAAAGAATTCACCGCGAGTTTTAACTGAGCAGCAGTGGCTATTTTCGCCACCGTGGACGTGCCGGCTACAACCTCGGGATCCGTCATCAGCGGTTTATTAGTAATGTTTGCCCAATCACTGGTGGTCCCTGCGGCGCCTGAGGGTACTTGGTACGCCCGGAAGTTGTGCGTTCCTTGGTAAGCTTCAGGCCAGTTATAAACCATGATCTGAACGCTGTATGTTAGAGGACCGGCCGGGGGGGTTGCTTCTGACGGAGACCAGTCAATCATGGGTAACTGCAGAGCGTACAAACCAGGCTCATCCAATGTAGCCGAACCAGAAAAGGTCTGGGTGGCAACTGTGGTGGTTCCCCGCTTAATTGTGACTTCAATAAGTGGAGTACTCGGAGCTGAGGGATAGGCTTTCATAATGCCCCGGCCACCGTAGTTGTAATTGAATGAGATGGATGTCGCGTTGGAGTTTAGCGATGGCAAAGGAAATGTATTGGAAGAGAAAGCGCCGGAGTATGTCCGTAAACCCCCAAACTCGGGGTTCCCCGCACCGAGTTCAGAACGAAGCCAGCTGACTACACTGGCGTCGAGGTGCTTTTGTTTAACGGAGCTACCGCGGAGATATTCACCGTCCACGAACCCTACACCATTACCTACGGCGAACAGCTGAGAGTTGCTGGACATGGCCTCGATGTAGTAATTCCCCCCGAGTCTTAAATAGTTAGTGGCGTTACCGACCATTAAACTCCCAGTAATGGTGGCTTCCGTCGCAAACAGGCTATTTATGTTAATCTTGTCGGCGGTGATGGATCCTGTCACCAACAAGCTACCATCAATAACTTCTGCAACAGTCGACCATGCACTACCTGTCCACGTTCGGGTTTCAGACCACTTTCCGGCGGGGTAACTTTGAGTTACCCGGTCAGCGACTATTTTCCCATTGTGAGGAGCACCAGTCAGAGCAGAGTTCGCCGCAGCATCGGACCAGACTGCAGAGGAGGTTAGAACATAAACGTGAACAGTTCCCCGTCGGCCCTCGGCTCCCTTATCACCTGTTAGTTGCACCGGCGCTGACCAGCTACCAATCAGGGTGCCATCGGCATTTTTCTTCGCAGAACTCATGTAAAGGGGATCGGTACCCGTCGGCGGGGCATCAAACCACCCAGCAGGGGCTTGACCTGTTGGGGTTGTTGGAGGTGTTGCTGACCGAATAAAGATGTAATCCACGTATGGACCATCTTTACCTTTTTCCCCCACGATTCGAATGGCTGCAGACCACGTTACACCATTATCTGTACTCTGGCGCATGAACACGTCGAAGGCTTGGAACCCACTATGCCACGCGGCACCATCGACTGAATATTGAACCAATGTAACTGGAGCATTATCACCAGTTATTTTAACTGGCGTAGACCAAGTAACTACAATCGCCCCTGCCGCGTTTTTTGTGGCCTGTACCATCCACAGCGCGGTAGTACCCGCAGGAGTACTTGTTGTCCATCCGGCGGGTGTGGCTCCCGTTGGCGTTGCTGGCTGAGTTGCTGACCGCTGGTACCTGAACTCGATATAGTTACCATCCTCACCAGACAGTTTAATTACGTTGGACCAGGTACCTTGCAGCTGTCCCAAGGCGTTTTTTGTACCTCTGATCATCCAAAGGGCGCCTGCGCCACCCGGAGGATAATCTAACCAACCAGCGGGACTATCAACGTTTGTTGGTTGTGCCGGTTGTGTCGCGGCTCTTTGGAATCGGAAATCAATGTATTTCCCACCTTGGCCGTCTTCCCCCACAATTCGAATGGCTGTCGACCAGGTTACACCGCCGTCCGTGCTTTGGCGCATAAACATGTCGGTTTCACGGAATGCAGAGGACCAGTCATTAATACCATCTGGTGAGTACTGCACAGTTAATGTCTGAGCTGCACTGGTGACCTCATTCCACTCAGTACTTGTACCATCCAAATAGAAAATTCGGCTGGTCATCCACAAAGTATCAGATCCCGGAGGAACCGCCAGGCTCCACCCAGCAGGTACCGGTGCTAAATAAGTCCCACTGACTTTAGTGGGTCTTAGAGGTTTACTGGTCGCTCGTTGATAAACGAAAACCGTCTTTTCCAGATTAAGTCCAAGCTCATCGAAGCTGGCTTTTTGTGTTTTTATGATTTGTCCAGGAGCGGGCTCCATTTGACCAGTCGTTGAGTTAAATACATCAGCCGGCCAAAACGACGAGTAATAACCGGCGTATTTAAATCTAACCCACACCTGACAATCCATTTCTGGCACACCGACGTAGAGGCCATACATGGACGCCCCAGTGTGCGCCAGTTTTCGTGGATTCATTACGACTTTTAATGGGTAGTTACCCTGACCATCCGGGGGCTGCTGAGTGTCTGGAACCTTATCGGAGTCCGCTACCCACCATTCAACTTCTGCAGGAACTGTGCCTCCCGAGCTGCTGAGCTCCCCAGAAATGGTTCGTGACGAACTGATTAGGGTGATACCTTGAACCGTGGGAAATTCAGGTTTCGTTACATTGATCTGGCGCTTCTGCCAGGGGAATTCGTTGTAATTTGGAGGAGTAACTGTGCTGTAGACAAAAATATACCGTGGGTGTGTTGCCGACGTGGAGTAATCCACAAAGTTTACGCTGGCACTCCATGCACCATAAACGTTACCACTGCCATTGTTCGTAACCGTTCTGGTTCGGTAAAACTTGTGTGTGGACAAATAACCATAAACCCAGGTAGAACCATTGGCAGAGAACTGAATTTCTTGACCCAAAGTGAGATTCTGCAGGCCTCCCCACTCACCAAGAGCCACGCCACCTGCCGTGTATTGCCTCGACTTTCTCCACAGGTAACCACCTGAACCCGTCGGAGTTGAGTTCCACTTGAACGGCAATTCGTTCAGTAGCGCCTCGCTATCGCGTGAAATAAGGCGAACGTGTAAGGACCACCCACCATTGGCTGTATTCAACGCCGTTAGAATCGTGCTGCCTTCCAAGAGAATTTCTGGGGAGGTTTGAGTACCTTGCAATATGGTGGTCGGATAACTGGGACCGGTTGGTGGAACGACCGTACCAATCAGTTCGAAATTAAACCCAGATATTTCGTTAGAACCAAACAAATCGAGGGTCTGGTCCGTGCCGGGGATCAAGTAAGTCGCGGCCAGTTTTAGTTTCATACTCAGATAGTTAAATTCCTGAGTCACACTTATGGCCAGATTGGATTCCACGATATCTGCCGGCCGCAGTCGGTAAGACTGCCAATCCAGGATGTTGGAATTGAGTTTGATGTCCTGATAGCGCAACTGGACATAGAACTGATAAACAATATCTCTCTTGATCGGGAATTCGTAATAACTGGTTCGAGTTACGGCCGCTTCATAAAATGGGTTACCGTTCTCGCTTACGTAGACTGCATAGGCAAGTCCCAAGAATGAATATTGTTCGGTGTCCCACTGCAGACGAACCATTGGGCTGAGTTCACCGTTCACAATGAGAGAGGTCTCACCGATATAGCTGAGGTTATTCGGCCCTTTAGGCATACGAGGTTGTTCAAAGTTGTACCGAGGCTTTTCTCCGAGTACACCATCTAAGGCCTGTTGCCACTTATTCCGGTTTACTTCAACACAGGTAATAGACCTGAGATGTGAGGCTCCATCTACCCGGCTAATAGCCACAATACGGAATGGTTTGGAGACACCCGGGGCCGCACCGGTTTTCTGAATGGAGAACGCGGGGTATTCCGCCAATGAGGCTGTCACCGCCGCGGTCAGTGTTAGAGTGCTATAACTGCCCACTGCCGGAATATTAAAGCTATGGGTCACGGTAGATCCATTAGCTGTCTGCAGCAAAAAGCTGTAAGTGCCTATGGCTTCAAAATACAACGGATCACGCAAAATAACGGTGGTGCCGGTGATACTGCGGGCACGGCCTGACATCCCCCAGTCCATATCCGGATCTACGATATTAATGATGTCGTAGATTTCCCAGCTGATGGCCATCAGTGGAATGGTGAAGGTGCATGTCAGAACTTCGGTCTGAGCGCTGATGAGTCGGTAAAACGCCTTGTACGTGGCTTCATAAATATTGGTGCAACCGAGAGCCTTGAACTCATAGATGTTTACGCCCTGAGATTTCTGCGCCTCTTCATCGCGGAACGGGCCAACGAACTGTTCTTGCCAATCCAGTTCCGGCTCAATATATGTGGCTTGGACCTCGTTAGGTCGGTCTTTCAATGCGCTGGATGAGTAGTTAAAAACAATGCCGCTATCTTGCTGCACACACATTTCTGGTGTGACATCCATGATAGCTGCGACGTTACGGTCAGAAACAATTTTTAGAAAGCCCGAGGCATATTCAATGGCCTGTGCGTGAGCTGAACCAAGGATAAAGTTAATCAACTCCAGACCCAGCATTGGATCCCGAATCACACCGTTGAAGGTGAACAGTGGAATAGTTTTACCATCCACTGTTCTCATGGTGTCGGCGTACTTCGCTTCCTCATACAGGCTGAAATCGTCCACTGTAACCCGCGGGTTATACCGAGCCATACCGAAGCGTGGGTTGGTGATGAGCTCTCTGACTATCCAGAAGGGGTTGTTCGTCCACACGCGAGATGTTTTAAAGGTCCCATCCCACGGCGTTGACTCGTTGTATGTCCGAGCCACTGGATCATAGTTACTGGGTACCTTACACAGCAAACCTCGCCACACAGCTGTAAGGCCAGGGATCCGGTTAAAGTTCTCACCAATTTTGGACACGAACGTCATCATTGCCGTGCCAGGGTGATACTCTTTAGTGACCTGACCATCCTTGTTCAGAGACTCTGACAACTCATAGTTCAGCCAGAACAGTTCGCGGATGGTCGTTTCAGGGTCGTTCACATCCAACATGGTGACCCGAAGGTCCCTATCTACGCTGGTGTCTGGTAAGAAAAATGCAAACGACCGGACAAAACCACCACTAAGGGTTTTACCAGAAATAGTGTGTGTCTCAGTGTTCCAGCTGGCGTCCGCGGATTTTTTGTGATCAATACGAACTCTAACTGAAAGCTCTTTCGCGCCGTCCTTTGTGACATTCGCCAGACGAGCAACCATCAGGCGGATTTCAATTTTGTTGTATTTGTTCCGGTATAACGAGGGAACCGTACGAGTGATTGATACATCCTGTTCAAGACTGGCCGATACTGCGACAGGTGTGGCCGTACCGCCAAGCATGTAGGGGATAGGTGTCTGGCCATAGACCGGATCTTCCACCTCGGTAACGGCGGTACCCGGTTCGAAGTTAATGACAACCTGACTTTCTTTGAACGACTTGTCGCCCGACGCCGTGAGAATGGGTGTACCATCGAGATAAACATTTTTCAGCTTCTCTTCGATTGTCGCCCCTTTAATGCCCTCAATCGGGCCTTCAGAAATACCGAGCACAACCTCAACGGCATCCCCACTGAATAGTGAATCCCGAGAGTTTTTTGGGCCACTACCGCCGCCCGCCCCTGAAGTAAAAGGCTTTGTCATTGTTTGTTAATCCCTAATTTGTGCTCTATTACGGCCAGTATTCGCCTTCGCCACCACGACCAGGACCGCCCGGTCGTCCGCCCGGAGATGGACCATTAGTACTAACACCACCACTACCATCATGAAGTAAAAACCATGATTTTGAACCGGTGATAGCGTAGGTATCTTTAAATGCCTTGAGATCAAGGTCTTTGCCCTGACGAGTCTCAGTATTCAGGCTGAAGATGTGACCACCATGAAGATGTTCACCTAAAACAAATGGAATGGGTGTACCGGACTTCACGGTGTTTTCGTAGCCGGTGAGACTTTTGTTTCGTTCCTGCTCCTCGGCCTTTGGGTCCTTTGTGAAGAGCTGCATAACACCACCCAGAACCATACCGAAGCCAGATGCGGCCATGGCCAGACCCAAGTTACCAATAGTCTCGCTACCGGCTCCCATCATCATGACCCCCACAACGACCAGAACCACACCAATAATAATCCGTACATAGGGATTATTGCCGGCGCCACGATATGCCGAACGGTCGATTACGGCATCACAACTCACATGTAGTTCCTCCGTTTCCAGCGGAGCATCCAAATCCAGAACATGATTAACACCCCGGACCTTGCAGTTATACAGCTTTTTGTTTGTCTCAGGATTCAGCTCTGGCTGTAGTCTCAGCGCCGACAGCGCCAGTCGGGCCGTTTTTGCTTCAACGACAATTTCCCGAGGACAGGCTTCTTTTAAAGCGCCATGAAGAATTACTTTAACGAGTGACATCCAGCCTCCGCCGAATTATGTTCATGACTTGACCATCAACGACACCATACAAACCAACCTGGCCGGGAGTAATAATTGCGTGTATTACGTGGGGGAGGTCTGAAACTGCGTTGTAGTCATCAATCGAGAGATTGGCGGGGCCTCGTGGATGCGTATGCCAGATGCCGGCCAGTTTATCCTTATACGGTGAAATCTGGGCTTCTGAAATGACAAATGAAGAGTATGGGTCGGAGGACTCGTTGACTAATTCAATGATCTGAAAATCCTGGAGAACTACGCCGCAACGCTCATCACCCTCGTAATCAACTCCCAGTTTTTCCCAGAGCAAAGCAATTATTTGTTCTGTCATGAGGGGTTCCTTTTTGATAGGCGCTGTCTGACCGCAAATGGTAACTGTGCCAGGGTGTCCATAGTCAGATTTTCAAAAGTGAGCTCATAAGTCGGGTGCCTGAGAACCCGCGTCACCCGTTCACGCCATTTCAGGTTATATGGGTCAAGACGAGATTTTTGGCCGGTCAGATGATGCAGAATCATTCCCTTGCCCACATAAATAGCGATGTGGTTGCTGGTCTCAGTTCTCCCCATCGCCATCAGTAACGCATCACCAATAACAACATCATTGGGGTTTGTGGTGGCCTGCTGAAAACCTTCGTCGGGGAACAGTCGATCAAAGAAATTAAATCCAGGCAGCATGTACCATTGCGAGGGGCGGGCATAATCTTTCAGCTCCAGCCCCATCACTTCTTTGTAATACTGGCGGGCGAGGGTATAGCAGTCCTGCCAACCCTCTTCAAAATCAATGCCCAATAAATGTTGAAGGTGCTGCATCAGAGCCTCACCAATCCAAATTCTGGTTGAATAAACCGGCGACCCGGAAGTTTAAAGCTGTTGCCGTCAGACAGCGTACTGAGCTGCAGGCTGATAGCGATAGCATTCAGTTCTTCAACCTGAGATACATACCACACAGACATGGATGATTGTCCACTGGCCAAATCATCCGGATGCACCTCATACTTGGTGATACGGGCACCATCCATCCAACCTTCAGAGATGTAGTAGCTGAACAGGCTTTCCGGGTTGGCCAGAACTAAGCGTGGTCTGGACTGTTCGCCTCCGGCACGTTCACCCTCACCGGTCAGGCTAAAGGGAGCCAATGCCCATGTCTGGCTCTGCCAGTTCACAGTCTTTTCAGCGCAATAACGTAAAGTGACCACCGAAGCATCCGGGGCAGTAATTTGAATTTTCAGGAGTGTCAGAGGTTCGACCTGAGAGAGGGCGGCAGCATTGGCACGATAGATCTGTGGTATTTGCTGGTTCATGTCTGTTAATCCCGAGTTTTTTCTGCATGATAGCTGAAAAAACAAAACCCAGCCACAAGGACTGGGTTAACCATTAGGATTAACAAACATTGACACGAGGCCACTGCTTGCTAATCCAAATATTATTGGACAACTGCGGACAAGTCAAGACAACCGCAGACAAATGTTACAAATTGTTAGGTTGGCTGCTGAATCAGTTTAATCGTGATGTCTTTTACCAGCCCATTTCCGTTTTTCACTGCCTCAGGTATAACCAATGGTTCCTCAAACCTAACGATCATATTCCCGTAGCGATCACTTGGATAAATAAATTCCTGATGCAGCTCATGTGCGGCATAGAAGTTTTCCAACGCCAACAAATTGAGTTTCGGCTGAATCGTCGCGGATAGCACGTTGTTACTGTCCTTGAACCACCATAAACCATCAAACCGAAGTTGCAGGCTCTTCATCGCTGGGGCATTTGGCTTTGTCGTGTAAGTCCAGTTACCACCCAGTTTTACCTGGGCGCCACGCTTTGGATAGGACACTGAAGTCACATGGGTTGGAAAATCGAAAGTTTGTAGGGCCATCACATATCTCCAGTGCTAATACGTTTGACTAATTTCTTCGTGGTAGAGTCCCGCATCAGCGCCTTGTTAACGACAACCAACATGGAATTCTCATCCATCGAATTGGCCTTCTCATCTTCCGATACCACCCAGACGTTAACTACGGCTTCACGCCCGGAGGATTCTGAACGTTCTCCGGACGGCATCGCCTCCAGAGACTTCACCGAACCACGGTCCATATTGTTCAGCGTTCTTACGGTATCCACACCCAATGCCTGAACAGCCGCACGACGCAACACGAATTCACCCTGGGCCGCGTGAACCAAAGTGCTATCTCGTGTTTGCATACCGCTGGTGATTAAACCACCGGAGGCATATCGTTTTGGTGCACCCACCTGACCACCGTTCCATAGAGGTTGAGCTCCAGTAGCCATCGAAAGATCCATCTTTGGCGCGAATGATGAAATCGCAAAACTTATCAGTTGCTGCATCAGGGCGTTGGCTGCAATCTGCATCGCCACATCAGTCAAACTTTGCAGAATGCTGGCAGCAAAACCACGGAAGGATTCACCCGCAGTCATGGAGCCTGTTGCGAACTGAGTAAAGAAGTTGCCCAGGCTGCTCCCTGCACCATCCAAAACACTCTTAAGACCCAGAGCTGCTTCGGTCAGACCATCCATGCCTTCGTAAGCCTTTGACGATTGTGTCAGGGCATAGTCAAACGCATTACGGGCTTGCTGGCCCAGTCCGCCGGCTGCAGTGCCCGCAGAGGTAAACTCACCTTCACCGGCCAGTATCTGCTTATCCGTCTGATATGAACCACCTTTAACAATGGCCTGTACCCGGCGACGATCTTGGCTGAGAAATGGTTTATCGCGGAGCTCAGCCATGGCGGCATTGCCCCGCATCGCATTAGTTTGTTGGCCTGTCTCATAGGTGTTTTTGTCGATTGAGCCCTGCAGTTCCTGAATTTTCTTATTGTTGTCCTCGATAGTGGGCGTCAGCTTGTTAATTTCCTCCTGATACCGGCGGGCTTCAGCAACGCTCATATTTGGTAATGCTGCAGTTAATTCACTGACACGGGCCTGCTTGACTCTGTTGTCCGCCTGATAGGCCGAGATTTCCTGCTGCATCGATCTGACAGCTGTTTGGCTGGCCCGCTCAATCAGAGGGATGCTGAGCAGGTAGGCCTGTTTCTGACCCTCACTACCCAAGCCGGCGTCATCGGCACGGCCCACCAACTTATCGGCTTGGCGCTTCAGTTCATCCGCCCGGTTTTTCTCTTTTTCCGCGGCGGCAAGCTGCGCCTTCAAACGGGCAGATTCCTCAGCGTTCGTTTTGTCAAAGTACTGATCGGCGGCCCGGGCAATTTCCTTGGAGTAGGTCCTCGACACACCGGACAGACGGAAGTCACCTTTTGCAAACAATGAACCGGCTTGCAGGCGGGCCCGTTGCCGGTTTGCGTTCTCGGCGTTACTCCCCAGACGACTGTCGAGCGCATCACGGGAACTGGCCTGTATTTGTTCCAGCTGCGTCAGGTCTTCACCAGCTTCAGCCTTTGAAATCTCCAGCTGCAGAGCCGATTGTTTACGTAGCAACGCGGCAATAGCTTTCTCCAGTCGCTCGATATCCTTCAGGTTGTTCGCATCACTGAGCTCCAGTTCCCGAAGCTCCAGTTCGGCTTCAACACTTCCACCCTCAGCCCGATTCTGACGTTTGAGGGAACGTAGAGCAGATGGGGCGGCAGAGGACTGTGCACTACGTGTTTTGGCCAGGGCACCATTAATAAACTCGGGGTAGCGTGAGTCCGTCAGTACTTTGTTGAGTAGTTCCGCCGGCAATTTAGACTTAGCCAGTTCGGTTTGAACGAAGGCTTTAATTTCTTGGTTGAGGCCCCGAGCCTCAGTCTCAGACTGGCCACGGTACTCCGTCAGGCCCCGGTACAGTCCCAGGGCGTCTTTACCGTATTGTTTTGAGATCTGCCCATTTCGTTCGGCAACAGATTCCACAAATGTATTGGCTCGTGCACCGAACTGGCGTTTTACGGCCTCCACGATTGCAACGATTTGCTGTTGTTGTGGGAGCCTGTCTGACTTCTGCAGTTGATTCAGAATGTCATCCACAATCTGAATTTGACCCTCAATATCTTTTTTGGCCAGCTCCAACTCGGCCATTACGCTTTCCGGTTTTACATAATTGGCGTTGGCTCGGGCCTTCAACAGCTCGGGTTTTGCATCCATTTCCTGCGTTAAAAGAATGAGGTCTGTCAGTCGACCTTTTAGGGTTTTTTCCAATGCCACGATATCTTCTCTCGGGCTGTTTAGATTTAAACCCTTACCGGCTGATAGCAGTTTTGTGAATGGAGAATCACCGGTATTGAACTGGCGATTATTCGCTTTCAAACCCAAGAAATTTGCGAGTTCCGGGTTAAAGGTAGACACAACACTGGTGGTATACCGGTTCTGAGGCCCCATGATGCCCTGACCGGATTGAGACTGCCCCTGATATCCGGCCAGTAAACCGAACTGGGCCTTAGCTTCATTTCTGGCGGCATCCGACTGACGTGCCAGGTCGATCTCAGTAAAGGCAATCATCCGACCGCGTAACTCTTCCAGCTTCCCAATCAGGGTATCAAATGCCGGGTTGGTCTCTTCCATGTAGAAGCCCAGATTTTTCAGCTCTGAGTTCAGCTGACCCACGAACTGGCGCATCATTTCCGGCCCGGTCTTGGCATCTTCCAGAGCCCCGCGCTTGTAGTAGGCATCAGAGATAATGGAGTCGACTGATTTGGTACCCGCGGAGTACCTGTCCAGTCTGGCCTGTATCTGGTTGCTTTCAAACTTCGCCATATCCAATGGCTGTTGTAATCGAGCACTGCGATTGTTGGAACTCATGGCGTAAGCAGTCAGCGCCGCCACACCTGATAAACCCCAGATCCAGGGGCCACCCAGCACTGTTCGGACCACGGCAAGCACCGCTGAGGTACTGGCCGTGGAACTTAATGCCGCGGTAGTGGCGATTGCGGCGGCGGTTCCTACGCCAGAATCTGAACCGGGAATTCCAGATTTACCACCACCTAAAACACGGCCAGCCAACTTCCCGACGCCCACGACACCTCCTACGGCAAGACGTGTCGCTCCGATAGCAAGCAGCCCGTTCAGTAAAGGCCCCGCACCTTTTAGGTTAGAAACCAGATCTGCAGTCAATCGGACTAAATCGGTCAACACTTCAATCATCGGCGCCAGGGCATCATAAAACACTGACTTACCAATAGAGGTGAACCGTGCCCATTGGTTGGCCAAGGCGCCCATCTGGACGGCGTTGGCGCCCGCTGCGGCACCGCTTTGATTCATCGCAGTAGTAATATCCCGAGCGGTCTGGATGTTGTTGGCAAAGGCGCCGTAAGCGTTCGCTGCACGAACTTCCATGGTTTCCATGGCATCCACTACGGTAAAGCCGCTGCTGGACAGTTTTGCCATGACATCCGTGAGGCTGTATGTGCGAAGATCCAAATCCTCCATTGTCAGGCCAAGGTCGAAGATTTTCTTCTTGAAGCCCTCGGTAGGTTTCTGGAGTGTGATCAGGATCTGGCGTAAACCGGTACCCAGTGTCGAACCGGATTTAACACCCGAGTTAGCCATTGCGGCCAGTGCTGCCACCGTATCTTCAAAGCTGACATTACTCTGTTCCGCAATGTTACCGGCGTACTGCAGGCCTAAGCTGACTTTATCCAGGTTCAGTTTTGATTGGTTGATGGAAATCGTTAGTTTGTCGACTATCTCAGGCATCCGGGTTGCTTCGAAGTTGAAGACACCCATTGCCGAAGTAGCAAGGTCGACCGCGGATTTCAGGTCGGTACCCACCGCGGTTGCAAAGAGAGTGATACCGGGTAATGCTTCCAGAATTTGGTCTTTACTCAAACCTGCTTGACCCAGGATAACCGCAGTATCCACCACTTCCACGGCATCGAATTTCGTCAGCTCAGAGATTTCGATCAGGGAACCCTTCACCTTTTCCATGTCGTTGTAGGTCAGTGCAAGGATGGCCTGAAGCTGGGCAAAGTTCTTATCGAGCTCCACGATGAAGTTACCCGTAGAGTAACCAGCCGCCACCCCGCCACCCAACACCGCATAGTTCCGAAGCAACATGGCTTGGTTGCGGAACATATCCGCGCCACCATCAACATCTCGTCGGATTTGGTTTTGGTTAATCTGACTCAGTACACGAGCACGGTTTGCCGCGTAAGAGTCGCGCTCTGCAGCTTGCTGCGCGGCTTTCTCTTGCTGGGCCTGCCGGTAGGCTGGGTCATTCTGCTTTGCCGCCGTATTGCCCAGCTGGCGCTTAATTGTCAGCTGCTGTTCCAGAGTCCTCAGCTGTTCTTTCAGGAGGTTGAGTGATTCGACCTCGGCTTTAACATTGCCGTTCGTTGCTGCCGCTTGGTCAACCCGGAGCTGCTGGGCCCGCAGACGTTCATCCGCCCCCCGTTTAAAGTTTTCCAGATCCGTTAGTGCTAAACCACTGAGCCGGCTGGCGTCCGGTAGATAGCGCCCATCATAGCGGCTGCTGGCATAAGTACCCAGACGCTGGTTCAGCAGTTGCGCTTGGGTTTGTGTTGCTGTGGGAGCTGCAGTGGCCTTGCCGCCAGATTTTGGCTGCAGCTCGTCCAGAGCCCGAGATAACCGGTCCAACACCAAACGTAACCGCTCTGATTCGCCCTGGGTGGCTCTATCGTTTTTGTAGAGTGTATTGGCATCAACCTTCAGCTGTTCAAGAGCTGAAATAGATTTGCCGCGTACCAAGGCATCGAGCTGGGACTGAAAGCTCTGATCCGTTTTTAAACCAGACAACCGTTTGAGTTCTTCCAGCCGGCCGGTACTGGGGTTACTAATATCAGCCAGAACCTTTCCAACCAGTTCGGCGCTCTTGGCATACTGATTACCGGTCTTTTTATCACCATCAGAAAAAGCGCTTCTGGCCTGCCGGTTTAAAGCCGATTGCTGAGCCTTCAAATAGGCAGGGTCTTCTTTCTGTAAGGTGGCCACCAGCTGTTTTCTGCCCGCGGCAGTATTAGCCTGGGTGGCAAACGCTTTCAGCTGCTGAACCGCCGGCGCCATCTGTTGCAGTGCGGTTTGTAGGGAGTTCGCCAGCTGCGCGTAGTCTTGGGCCTTTCCAGAGTTACCAAACTGTTGGGCTTCGGTACTGGCCGTTTTCCGGGCGGTTTTAATCAGGACCTTAAGGTCTTCAGTATTCGAGCCGGCAATCAATGAATTTAAGGCGGCTTTGTTTCCAACGGCCGCCGCTAACTGTTCCTGCCGCCGACGCAACCCCGGAGCAGCCTTATCAGACATGTACTTATCAATGGTTTCCAGTGCGTTGCTTGCCGCCTTCATACCCATTTTGTTGCCGAGGTCTGAGCTCTGTTTAAGCAATTGAGCTGCAGCTGCACGGGTGGCTTTTACCTCATAAGCCGGGAGGCCCCGCAAGTACTGTTCTGGATATTTGGAATCGCCCGCAATCTGACTAATCCGACTTTGCCGACCACGCTGGGCCGCTTCTTTCTGGCTATTACGGATCTCAGCTTCAATTTGCCGGCGCTGACGAATTAATTCCTGTTGGAACTTCTGGCTCATCTGGCCAAGAACTTCTTTTTGGGTGGTCAGTTGCTGGTCGAGAGATTTCTTAAAGGCTTCCAGCTGCATTTTAACTGCCGCTTTTTGAGCCGGGTCTTGAAGATTGTTGTAAATGGCATCCGCTGAACTCTTGCCGGCCCGACGAGCCGTGGCCTGGTCACGAAGCAACTCCGCCAGTTTGGTGTTCAGACTTTTCAGCTCGGCCTCGGTGGTTTCCCGGGCGGTTCCAGATTTAGCCCCTTTACCCAGGTTGGCGAGTTTAGTACTGAGTTTTTCAACATCCCGGATAGTGGCGAGGATTGATTGGTCGAGCTGCTTGATCTGTTCCGCCGCAGCTTTTAGAGTCCCGCCGTCCTGAACACCAAGATCGAGAATTACGTCTTTGGTCATGTTTGTTAATCCTTATTTTTATCCGAAGACGGAAGCAAACGCCGCATCCATTTGAGCCGCTGTTTGAGGCTCAAAGGCCCTCTTAGGCGTTGGAGTACCGTTACCCTTGCCGCCCCCCAGCGCTTGATTTATCACTTTGACCAGTGCTTCAAACTGCTGGTGGTGCCCAATCATAAACTCGCCGGATTTAATTCGAAGTTTGTAGCGCAAATCGGCATAAGTGAAAGTCCAGTAGATCCGCAGAACCTGACTTGGGACCACATCAAAGGACCAACAAATTTGCTCTTCAAAGTTCAGTTTTTCATACCACTCACGAAAAACGGTTAACCCTTCAGAATCTCCGCGTTTGTCCGCGTCTGAAGCTCCTGCTGACACTTCAGACGTTTGATAAAAAAATCCTGCAGATGTGCCACCACCCAAGCCAATAAGAGTTCACCCTGCTCAATGGTTAGCTGGAAATCTTCAGAGTCCGGATTATAAGCCTTGGTGATTTTGCCCTCACCATCCCGAATACTTAGAGCAAGTGCAAAGACAGCATCCCTTAGGGAGGCTTCACTCTGTAACAGGGGGAGGTCTTGAATACTACCGCCGATTGCGGAGATTTGATTGAGCAGGCCAAAACTCATAAAGAGCTTTTTATCGGTGCCATTTGCAAATTGAATAGTGAGATGTGCCGACGGAGCTGTCATGTCTGTTAATCCTATAGTTGTCGTCATAATAGTAAACCACAGGACCAGAACAAAAAAGCCCCGAGCAATCGGGGCTTTAATCACCAGGGAGCGGTTAGACCAATGCTGACTTAACCGTATCTTTCGCCAAGCTGGCCACCCGGTTAGTGAAGTCAGAATAGTACTTGTCAGTACTCACCAACTGCATTGGGCGCCACTCTAAAGGCATATTGCCATAGTTGTCGGTCTGGAACGCCATGTTCAGACCTGACGTGATCCGAATACGTGGGAACAACAGCGCAATCCAGGTACCATCAGCCAGCTGACCCGTAACCTTGGCCGCGTATTCCGTGGCTTCGTTTGTTGAACCCATAGCCAGGACGTCACAACGCGAAATCACAGTACCAATCGGGAACTGACGAGTACCCGTATCACATTCAACAATTAAGTTCGGCGTGATAGCGGTCACTTTACCGATGTTAATGTTTTGGCTGTTTGGCTCACGCAGCATCACGGTATTGCCGATGGCATAGGCTTGAGGTGACGCCGGACTATCCGTTGTAAACGTGTGTAACTTGGCGTTCAGCGTACTCAGGGCCGTCGAGGTTTTTGGTGTACCCGGCACATCCACAAAACCCGAACCGTCCAAGCTCAGTGCATAAGCCAAGTTCTTAGACGTGTATTCGTAGAGTTCACAGGAAGCACGAGCAGTACTGCCCGCATTACGGATATGCACCAGCGTATTAGAAATACCCTGACCAAGTTCTACCTGATCACGAGTTACTTCACACACGAAGTTTTTGACCAGACCCACGGAGTTTAAGTCTGGAGTGAATTCGTACAGCTTGTCCCGAGGTCCAATCATAACCTCAGCAGTGCCTAACATAAAATTGGTCGTGCGAGCTTCACCGGCCATGTTTGTTAATCCTTCAATTGTGATAAAATCAGCTATAAACGGAACAATATAATCATGCTAAAAAATATAGCCGTTAGCGTCCCGAGTGAGGTGTATGAAATACTGAATTCAATGACAGTATCATCACCCCGGTCATTACTCAGTATAAAGTTACTGAGAGCCTTTTTCAAAGAGAACCCACCGCTTCGGGATATGTCAGGCCTTTTGGACCAAGACACGCATTCCTTCACTCTGCGCATTCCCCAGGATCTCATCGAACAACTGGAGCGGTTTGCTAACCGTATGGCCTACAACCGCCATACGGCTCTGCTGGTCGCTCTGGTCGCTCAGATTGCTGCAGAGCAGCCTTACTTCAGAGAACCGACATCAATGCCGGCCGGTAACGTAAAGTGGTAAGCCATAGTAGGTGTTACTGCCCAAGGCTGGCCACAATACTCAGCTTCGCTTAACATAAATTCAATGCAGGATAGTTTATCCAACTGATTGAATTTCTCTGCGAGACCTAACGCAAAACCCAAAAGATGCGACGTATCATATTCTGTCGCTGCCTTAGCTTTCGCACGATAACCCTCCAGAGCTTTTTGCTTATCACGCACGGCCAATAACCGGATTTCGACCCGACCGTTGTAACGCTTTAAAAACTCAGCAATCGGAGTTTCAACTACCCGATTGTGGGTTTCTTTTAAATGTTTCTGACCCAGTACCTTGAGCTTGAAAAGAGCACTAAATGAACCCTTGGATTCAATGGCTACTTCGCGCTCACGGTCATACACAGCGCCATGGCTGAACTTACCCGTGAGCCGGATTAACCAGCTTACGGGATGATTCCCAATGGCGAACAACGTTTCTACATACTGCACAGGGACCTCCTAATTAACGCTCTGGATTGAGGCTTGGAAAGTGATTCCCTGCATTGCTACTTGCGAGTTTTTCATAACGGGCATCAGTCGCGTGGTACCCATCATCTTCAACTCGCCAACCCTTTGGTTGTTATTGTCATAATATGGAATAACTGACCCCGGCTGCAGAACTTCAAAAATCACATTAAGCCGGCTCATCAAACGCATGTTGTTCGCATCGTTGTAGGTGGCGCACACGATCATGGCGGACGTTGCGGACAAGGCTGAACCATCGTTGGCCGAGTACATCGCAAAGTTTTGCATCCCCACGAAATCATTGCTCGGAAGCTCTACTTCACTGGCCAGCGCATCGAGGTTAATTGGCTCGACCGTCATCTGGTCGACGCTGGCGAATTCGCTGGCCATCTCCGTGATAAACCGCAGCACCGACTGGTGAGTAAATTCAAGCTTATTCATTAAAACCTCTGGTCTTCTAATCGTTCTGAAATACGATCCAGCATTTCCCCAAAGAATGGGTCTATCACCGACCGGTCTTGGTCTCTCAAAAACATCAACGTGGCCGACGAGTGACTATTCATTCGGTTCAGAATGGGCATCATGGCCAATAAGAAGCCGTACTCGTTGGATTCCACCTTTCTGAAAAACGTGTCTTCTACTCTGATTTTCATGGGGACCCGGATCAGCCCCTCAACAATGGCCCGCTCTACAGAAATCCGGCGCCGAGTTACGGGGTCGTAAAAGTATTCACCCTTAAAGTCCAGGTTCCCGCGGCCCACCACCAGACTTTGTTTACTGGTTTGCACACGACGAACTATCTCTGGAGGTACGATTTCCGACCACTTTGGAACTCGGTACTTTGGCTTCAGGCTATCCGTCATACCCGCACATTCCGTCTTCGCTGGGCTTGTGCATCGTAAAGGCGCTGATCGGGTACATATCTTCCCAGTTCATAGCCCCGTTTAAACTGAAGTCCCCCGAACGCCATAAACAGGGTTTCAGCAATATTCGCTTGATTGCCCAGTTCACTCAGTAGCGCCACCAGCGATTTTTCTTTGGTTGGGCCATAGTAGTTCTGAAATTTCAGGGGATATTCACCCCCTGATTTGCGGTGATAAAAAAACTTCCGCTTAACGGTTTCATCCGACAGCGGGCGGTACTGGTAGATACCACCCATCCAATCGTTATTTACCCGGAACTGCTTTGATGAGCTAAAGCCTTCAACCGAATCCGCGATGGATTCAACACCCAGGCGACCAGAACCCGACACTGTTGCACTGATTTCTTCTTTTATCAGCGACGTGATCCGCTGCTCGACCGTTAAATTCACATCGGCTGCAGCCTGATGCTGAAGGCTTTTCAGAACCCCAAACAGTTGCTTGGATAGCGCGGCCATGACCGGGCCACTCATGAGCCAACCTCGACCCGGTATACGCCGTTTAGAAGCGCCACATGGCTGACACGTAGGCCATTTATCTTGTGATTCGTCGTCGCCGGGTACGCCATGTAGTAAACGAGCTGAGGGACTTTCAGGCCCAGAACTTCCGAACTACTGACTAAATCCTGACAAACCTGAACTTTAATTGCAGGACCATCCACAGGGTTCCCTTTCATCTGGGTCACTGGATTGATGGTGGTGAGAATTTCACGAATGGTGACTTCTGCGTTCAGCTCTAATGCTGCAAACACAGTGCTGTCAGAGTTCAAATGGTGGTTTGCCAACACAAAAGCCGGCCGGCCACGTTGGTAAAGAAACTCTCCGGGCTTAACCGCCGAACCGTCAAGGATATGAACAAGGCTTTTCACCGGACCCAGTAGGCGAAACCCGTCTGCCGGTTTGGTCAGTACCGCAGAAACGTTTTTATTTCCAATCCGGTACTTCCGATGGTCCATGTTATTCACCCGTCAGCGGGTCAGTGACTGAGACCACCGTCAGAAGCGGTTCATAGTCATCCACTGGTACGTAATTGAAGTGAGTCACTAACAACGACTGGAACTGGGCATACAGTTCGCCCTGCAGCTTCACATAGTCAATGCTCTGCCGGGTCATTTTGTGGTCATCTACTTCTCGGGTTTTCAGTAAACGCAAAGGCAGAGTAGGGATCTGGCTTATGGCCACATGCAGCAAAAGGGCCTTGTTTGCATGACTGACCTTACTGACATCTGTAAAAAGGTCCTGATTCAGGATTTCAGAAACCTCCAGATAGCCGGCATAGATATCAAATACTGAATCTGGTAGCTCCTCGTTTGAGGCTCCCAGCAGATTCCGCACTTGTAATGGTGTGACTGTGATTGGTTTGAAACGCACCACGCGAACCGGTGAGCTCCAAGTGATTTGCTGGCTTGCCGAAACAAACGTCACTTCCATAAACAGGAATTTAGACAGCTCATTTGAGTCCAACGAAAAATTGCTGGCCGGAACTAACCAGTCCGGCTCAGCCAAATCCAGATAAACCTTGTTACCCAGAGCCACACCAGACACATCACGCAGTACTACAAACAGGTCCTCTGCGGGATCTGGTGTGTAGAACTCATCATTTACCAGAAATTCCTTTTGTAATTTCAATGGTGTCTGTGTGCGAATTTCGATCATTATTTTTTGCCCTTGTTGGCGCCAGCGTCGGCTTCTTCCTGAGCCTTTTTCGCAGCTTCAGCAGCCGCGGCAGCATCGGCTTCTTCCTGAGTCTTTTTCGCAGCTTCAGCAGCCGCGGCAGCATCGGCTTCTTCCTTGGCCTTTTTCGCAGCTTCAGCCGCAGCGGCAGCGTCGGCTTCTTCCTTGGCCTTTTTCGCAGCTTCAGCCGCAGCGGCAGCGTCGGCTTCTTCCTGAGCCTTTTTCGCAGCTTCAGCTGTAGCCTGTTCGTCTTCCACATCACCACTCAGAATGGCTTTGAATGACGCTACGGCCAGTTCGAAATCACCCTCAGCGGCCTGATAGCATTTCAACCATTCAGCATCCGTGGCATGACCTGGCAGTTCTTCAGCCACACAGAGCTTTACCTGACCACGAGCAATATTCTGATCCAGAAAACTGGATTTCGACACGACCGAAGGCCGGTCATGGTGATATTCGTCACCGTTAAAGTCCGTCAGATAAACCGGACCAACTGTTTCAACTAAACACTTCATAGAAGCTCCAGAAGTACTGGGAGGTCCGAAGACCTCCCTTATTAGTTCAAGGCTTACGCCATGTTCAACACAGTGCGGGTATCACCAAAGATCAGCTTGTAACCTGAGTTGATAGTGCGTGTGTAGGTGATAGTCTGGTTCTTAATGGCTTGCTCAGACTCACGGATATCTGAGTTCGCTTCAATCAGCTCTTCCAGAGTATCTGCACGGCTGTAACAAATCAGTTTGTTCGCCGGAGCTGCAGACGCCAGTTTGAAAGACACGCCTTTCAGCAAGTCCATGGCCAGGCTGACTTTCGGCGCACCTTTCTCTTGCAGGTGCTCTGCAACAGACTTATTGGCCGTGGTTGGGTTGAACATCAGGAACAGTTCCAGATACATGTCCAGGTTACCCACCATGGTATCCACTGGGGTACCGGCTTTGGCACGGGCTACCAGGAACTTCATCAGCGCGATGTAGTTGTCTTTCAGCGTTTTACCAGCAGAGAAGTCCGCACCATGCACAGACAGGTTAACTACTGGAGCCGCACTATAAACCGCATCGCCATTAATGAGTTGGCCTACCGCAGCAGAGACTTTACTGATTTGCAGCTGACGTTCTACGCGGGCAGCGTAAGGCTTCAAAATGTCCATTGCTACACGGCGTTCGAACTCATAGGTGGTACGAATCGCAGAACCATGTTTATAGAAACGAACGTTGTTTTCAGTCGCTGTGATGTCATACACAGGAATGCTGGCGCCTTCAGCGATCATCGAAGTACTACGGGCTTCTTGTGAATCCTGCAGGATTGCACGAGTCAGAACTTCCGTACCACGAATGGTCCGTGTCTGGGCTACGAGACCTTCCGTCGATTCCATTTCATCCATGCGGGTTTCCCAGCGAAGCATGTCATCAATGACTTCTGGAAACAGGGCACGAGTACCCGGCTTGAAGTTGAAGGTATCCGCTGCAGCTTCTAACAGGATGCCCTGTTTGAAATCCTGGCGAGTTGGTAAGCCTAAGTGCATCAGCGCAGCTTCGTAACCACTTAAATGGTCGCCACCGGCTAACAGATATGGATTGATCTGTTGGTTGTTTACTTCAATCGTAGACTTTGGAATATCTACGGCTAAGGTCAGGTAATCGCGCAGGTTCAAACCATATTCTTTGGCCTTGGAGCAAAGAATATGGCCGGCTTGAGCAGATTTGAACGTATCTTCAGATGCGATATCACCCAGAACTAAAGCCAATGGTTGGCGCTGGATCTCGGTTAAACGACGGTATGCTGTCATGCTTGTTAATCCTATTCTAATTTTAGTGGAGGCGGGCTAGGCCCGCACGACCAACGAGCTGTTACTTCAACAGCACTTCACAGGTCAGAGTTGTGGTGTTTACGGCAACAACCACGGTGTTCATACCGACGCCGGCACCCGCCGTTTTCACACCACCCAAACCATTGCCCACGACGCGACCACCGCGAGTAGGAGCCGTACCTGTGTAGCTGAACTTCTGATACATCAATGGCTGATATGAACCGGTCTTCACACCGTCCTGAGAGCGGTTTTCAAAAGCAGTCAGAACGCCGTTGATGTCCACACCGTCTGGAGAGATACCAACTGTGAAGTCCGCTGCAGGGTCAATCGAGACTGGTTTACCCACGTCGGCAATACCGGTAACCGTGGAATTTAAATACGCGGTGACCGCCAGGTCTTCGACGCGAATACCCTTATAACTGGTAATTGTATTCATCATGGGTCCTTAACGTGGTGACTTGTAAAGTGCCGCCTGACCCAGCATGGCTGGTACTGCAGCAGGTTGTTGTTTATCCGCCGGGTCAGTAACACCACCACGAGGGATTGCCGCCAGTACAACCTTGGCTTCGTCAATCGCTGCGATCATCTGTTCCGGAGTTGCGTTTGGAACTTCTGTCAGGTTTGCCGCAACACAAGCTGCCTTGTACTGTCCTGACAGGAAAGTTGTTACTGTCGCGTGAGAGGCCTTGATCGTGTCCAGCTCTTTCACGGTATCCGTTGAAGCCGCTTCCAGCTTGGTTTTCAGCTCAGCGATTTCGGTATTAGCGGTTGTCAGTGCAGCCTGTGAAGCAGTTAACTGGTCAGCCAACGTCTTCTTCTCACTTTCTAACCGCCCATTGGTTTGCGCCAGTTCCAGCATTTGTGGATCCATGACATCTCCTGTGGGGTTGGTTTTTGGGGGTTGTGGTGCCAGGGTGACGGCACTAAACAGGAAAGACAGATCTGGTTGTGCACCAGATGCCGCCAGTCGCTGGTAAGTTTCAGCACCCAGACGTTGCTTGGCTGCGCCAAGGATTTTTGCTTTTGATGAAGCGCCACGGTTCACCAAGCTCAGCTCGGTCCATGTGTTCATCTCAGTTAAACGAAGGTGAACGCCGTCTTTACCCAGCTGATGTTCATTGGGACATTCACGGGCATACAGGTAGTACGGTTCTGACATGTAATCAAAATCACACTGACTGCAGAAAGCATGTTTGGGTAAAGTGCCCACGGATACTTCGTCAATAATGCTGGTATCAATTTTTTCCAGCAGTGCCGTTTCCGTCGCCAGAAGATAAAACGCGGTATTTAATTCCCAGTGACCAGCTTCGGCGGCAAACACGTCAGCCATGAACACCCGGCCGGTAGGCAGGGTGTAGTCGTCGTGCATGATTTGAAGAGTTACAGGGTTTGATTTGAGGTGTGCAGACATCTGACGCAGATACGCTTCAGTCATCTGAGCACCGTTATATGGGGAGTAACGCTGGGAAATCGGGCGCGTAGAAGCTGCCACAGCTTCGTAGGCAACGATTTTGCTGAAATCCATATCTGGATCACCAGCAACAGCACGAATGGCTTCTTTGTGCTTTTCAGTCAGCTCAAGGCGTTTTGCCATGTTTGTTAATCCTCAAATTGTCTATTTATGCTAGAGCATTTTATTTCGAACTTCTAGCGGTTTATTTTGTTGGTGTTTGATTTGACAGTTTTATTCGCTGCCGAACTGGTGCTTCTGCCCAATGGATCACTGTTTGGTGTTATTTTTTCAGCATCAACCATCATTCCACCACTCACGAACATGGTCCCGCTCATTTCTGGAATATGGTCCGGTCGGATCTTGCCGTACATGGCCAGATGGTATTCATCATCATCAATCAGACCATCACTCAAATCCTGGCGTAGCCGGTTACCTTTCAGCTGGCGCTGTGGCTCCATTTCCAGCTCAGAACGCAAATCAATCTGCGGGTAAACGACCTCGACCCGGCTTTCAGAACCCTGCAGACGGAGTGCCTGCGTCAGGATGTTACTGAATACTCGACCAATACCCTGATTCAAAGAACCGGCGTTTTTACTAAAAAGCTGGGCTTCCACGGTCGCCGTGTTCACACCACTTTCGCCACGGCCAAGTACGGTGGCCATCGTCCGAAGCCCCGCTTGGTTCTGGGCATTGAGAACGTCGATGATGCTGGTGATATCCAATCCCACAGCAGGGTTTTTTTCATTCAGAATATTCAGCTCAGCACTGTCGTAATGAACCATCGGCTGGTCGGCACGAATCGAACCGAACTGCTGTACCAGTTCATTGCGCCTTGCCCGCAAATATTTCCGGAACTCTGCAGCATCGGCCTTTAGGTGAGCCGGGGCACTGCGGGCAATCACTTCTTCCAGAACCTTCACGGTCAGACGTGGAAAACCGGTAATTTGCATGATCCGATACAGGTCATTAATCACCTGCTGACGTGCGGCCATGGAGTTAATCGCCGCAATAAACGGACTGTTGCCATAGGCTTCCATTGGACTTTTCCGGTACCAGTGCATGAAGAACGTCGGGATATCGAGCTTGATTTCTTTATCACCAACCACCTGCCAAGGCACCATGACACCCGGGGACTTTTCCTGCAGTTGGATTTGCGCGATGTCTACCAAACGCAGTTCGTTCAACACCAGAAGTTCGTTGTACACGGCCTCAACGGCAATCCCGCCGCGGGCCAGAATCATGTAACGCAGGTCTTCAGCAATGGTCCTGAAATCTTTTCGTTCTTCATAGCCTTTCGAGTAATCCCGTCGGGTTGTCAGAACTTCGATGATTTCATTGACCAGCTTGTATCCATCACGGTCAATGGCACCGTCTGGGTCACGAACAATAATCTTTGGTTCAACGTCGGCAGTTGTCAGGTAAGCGGACAGGGCACTGCTGGCATCCGGGTCAGCCTTCAGCAAACTCAACATCAGTTCCCGCGAGTTTTTGTTGATCCGGTCATCGTAAAGATTGGCCAAATGCTCCTTAAACGCGGGTAAATCAAGGGTGTCGCCTGTGCGCTCGGGGTCGAACGTCGCTGTCTGTGTATTGCCCTTGGGTTTGGTGCGCGTGGGCAGCAGGATTTTAATCTTAGCGAGAATGCCGGAGCTGGCCATAAAGAGTCCTTAGTATCGAGTAATGATGTTTTTGCCCCGGCGGGTCTGAGGCTCAAAGCCAATCAGGTCCATCGCAGCCCAAATTTTTGTGTCATCGAGTTCAACTTCATCCATCACAATCGAATCATCAACGTGCTGGTAATCGCCGGCAAAGCTTTGGAAATCGAAGTTCCGAACACCCGCAACCATGAAGGCCAGTGCGTGGAAGTAGTGATCGTTTTCGTTGAGCTTGACCCAGGTGGCCTCGTCTTCACCGGTACCTTCTTCCCGAACCATGTCCATCAAATGGGTCGTCAGTGTGGATTTGTCGTCCCGGTAACCGGCTAGTTTCCATGTGCCGTTCCGGATGCCGTTCGCCACGGTATCGAGCATCGCCGTCCGGCCTGCCCGTACCGCAGCCTGTTCCAAGAACTCATCTTTGATGGGCATGAACTCCCGGCCCTTGCCATACTCGACCGGCATAATCAGACCAAAGCTCTGGTCCCGGATAGCATTCGAAGTCGGGGTGTATGGGTAGCGGTCGATACCGCCGGACACAATGTTGTACTGCTCCCTGAGTCCCTTAACCTTCAACGAAAGGTTGTCAGCGCTGCAGGTTTCAAACCGAAACACGGTCAGGTTATCCACGTCTGGACCAACAGCCAGAACGATATGGCAGGTAGCGCCAACGTCGATTCCAATGAAGACAGGGTGACCCTTTGCCGGCTCAAGCACCGAATCCTGAATCATCACAGCTTCGATTTGTTCCTGGGTCAGCCGGCTATTGCCCTGATCGTAGGTTTCACCTAAAACCGTGTTGTGGAAACCCTTGAGGTTATTCCGGCGCTTGTAGTCAAACAGCTGGGTAACAACGTACTTCGCATCCAGTGTGTGGGTGGAAAACGGCCGAACGTGATAACCCCGGTGGTGCGTCCGGTTCGGATACTTGGCCACCCAGGCTCGGGATTCATAGTCGGCCATGTTCAGCCGGCGCCGGCACTTCTCACAGGTGATATGCAGGGCATCAAGGTCAATCAGACCGTCATCCAGTAACCGCGGCTCCAAATCAATGAGCGAGTTCACCCGGTCAGTCAGGCCGGGGATCCGGATGAATTCCTTGGTGAACAGCGGAATTTGCCAGTGATTGCAGGCGCGGCACTTAATCATGAACTCGTGCTGGTCACTGGCCGCATAACCCTTGTGAATCCCGAACCCGTTGTAGGTGGGTGTACTGAAGCGCTGCCGGATACGGAGGTCTGAACCCTGCAAACGCGAGTTGAACAGCGCCAGCATACTCTGGTCAGTCAGGTCCACTTCGTCGTTAAAAATGAAGTCCGCGTTGATACTGGTGGCATCGCCCTCAGTCGAGCCGGTGACATACATGAACGAGGTCCCGATTTGCATCAGGCCCATCGAGTTTTTCACGTCGCCGCTTAGTCGGAACGCCTTGGCATCCGACTGCAAAATTGGCTGAATACGGGTTTTCGATATCCGCTTGAACATCTTGTCATTCGGCATCGTGTAAATCAGTGACCGGTTATCCGTCCGCGTCAGAATCGACAGGGCCTTTCTGATTTGGATTTCAGTCAGGCCCACCTGTGATGGCTTCATGCAGTCCAAGTTTTCGTGCATGTCGTCCGCGATGGCTCTCTGAAAAGGGTACTTGTCAAAGGTAAACGGCTTTTTGTTCAGCGTGGTGTTGATGCACATGAACTGGCCGTGCGACATCCCGCTACTGTCCTTGTTGTAGCGCTTTGTCGCATCCTTGATGAAGCCACCGAGGTACTGGTTCGCCATCACTTGGTCTTCTTTTCGAGCTCAATCGACAGCTGGTTCAGCTTCTCGTTGAGCTGGGTGAGTTGCGTCAGCACCCGATCCGTTTGTTGTGCTGACGCCGCCTGATTTGCATCAAGCGTTTTCTGGAACGCGGCTAACCGGTTGTCCACAGAGGTCTCAAGCCGGCCGACGGCGCCATTGAAGTCGGCCTTCGACAGATACTCGTCTTTCATCGAGTACTGCCGGTCATCGAGTTTCTGCATCCACACAAACATCACCGTTAAGCCGGCCATGATGAATGGACTCACGAAAATCGCAGCCTGGTGTAACCAGTGCAGCGCTGCGTGGGCATTCTGAGTGCCGAGTTGTTTGTTATCTTCAGACATTGCCACCGGCCTTACGGAAAATTTCCCGGGCACACTTCAGGTCGATGTCATAGAAAATCACGCTGTCTTTTTGTTTGATGGTGAAGCCCATGCCGGCCAGGTTCCCGCAGCCGATGTGTAGCCACGTCACCGAATCACCTTCTTCGACAAAGGTGATGAACGGGTAGAGTTCCGGATGTTTTTCAATATGGTCGCGGACTTCCGCCGCCGGTGTGGTACTGAACGTGATGTCCAGTGCTCGACCAAAACTATGGTCTGAGAATTGTTTGAAGTGCGGGTCGCCCGGTAATCGCAGGCCACGGTACTGCAGGTTCCCGCCAAACGACCAGTTGTTTATCGTCGCGGTACCAATCTTCTGGCCTTCTTCGTCCAGACAGAACCTGTCGGCCAGAGCGTCGGCCATCATCAGGATCCGTGGGTCGATATAACGCAGAACGCGGTTTTCCCCTAACTGCTGGAACGCCTTCTGACTTACCAACTCTGCGGGCTTGAAGTGGCGCGGGCGGTAAAAATTAAGCGCGGTGCTCACGTCCGACATGCTTGTTAATCCTCTGATTGTATTGCCTGATTTTGTGCGGCAATTTCAGTATATCACCGGATAATTTGAATGTGGAACGGCAATATTCCGGTATGATTCACTGGAAAGTAACACATCGACAGGATTAACAAGCATGTCAGAGCAGAAAAAAGAACCCCGTGAGTACCCCAGAATCACCCCATCCATGGAAGATATGCTGGTCGAACTGGCTCAAATGTACCGCCAGTACCCGGATTTTCTGACCCATAAAGACTGCAAATACCCACTGGCAGTAAAAAACGCCATCGCCGCGATTGCAGCCAAAAATGGCTCTGTTGCACCGGTTTCAGCTCAAAAGCTCGCAGATACCAATCAAAACTCAACCGAAACCACCGAAATCTCTCTGGAAGAGGTCGATATTCACCAAGAATCCACGCTTTTGTTCCAAAACCTGAAGACGTTTATGAAGGACATGAGCAAGATGGAGACCAGTGAAAAGGCCCAAATCTTCCGAACGGCCACAGCACTGCTCGAAAAATTACTCACCATCAAAGAGAAATCGAGCGGCATCCAGAAGTATGAGGATTTCAAAGCGCTGGTTATGAACACCCTCGACCGGCATCTGACGCCGGTTCAGATAACCGGATTTATCGAGCAGCTGGAAGAACTGGAAAAGTGACCCAAATAAAAAACCCCAGTGTCTGGGCTGGGGTTTAAGCAATGCAGGTTTCGTATGGCAACAACAGGGAGTGGAACACCTCAGGTTCGATAAAAACCCCTCAGAGGCAGGGGCTTAAGAATCGGAGTCTTTGATGTTCCGCTTTTTAGGTTACGCCTGCGCCACTCCAATGGCAACCAGAATTTTCATCAGCGCCTGAGACCGGCTGCAACCAAAAGCCGATTCGATTTCCCCCAGTAATTCCACCTGCCAGGGTAGCAATGAAACCGCCATCACCGGCCGGTCAGTCCGACCAGATTCCAGCTGAAAGTTGCTGCAGTCCACAAACGGAACCGGGTTGTCCGCATACTGTTTCATCCACTTCCGCAGCAGGTTCCCATACTTGGCGCCGTAATCCAGTAACCGGCTTTCCAGTTCAGTTGTCAGTCGAATGGGTGCCCTTTGTCCCTGCCCAGACTTCGGCCGACCCTTTGTTTTGGTCTCAGGTTTAGTTTCATCGGGTAAGGTCGGAGCCTTGGCCACCACCGGTAACTTGGCCAGGTCCTTCCCATGCCGGTAGTTCAGGCCCGACCAAAAGAGCAGGTCCGCGGCCGCGACCAGCGTCGTGCCATGCTTCTGAGCAAAGCGCTCGACCAGACCGGCCGTTTTCGCACTCACCCGAATCGACTCCGTTGGCCGGCTCGACTTCAGCCCCAAGGCATCATGCCGGCTCACCCCCTTCAGCAGCCCCAAGGTCACCAGCTCGTCCGGGTCCAGCCCGTCCAGCAAAGCGGCCAGAGGCAGCTCGTCATCCGCCGGACTGTGGACGTGAAGTTTTACCCGAGTCTGAAGCGGGGCGGTGTTTGGGTGTTGGAGGTGGTTCAGGGGCGGGCTGGTATCCATGGCATACCTCTAAATTTTTAAAATTTTTTCCGGGAGCTATCTTACCCCACATCGCGCTTCGGACACAATAGCACAGAAAAAACCTGTACACCTTGCCAGATATTGCCATAATGCAAGGGCAGACCAGCTGCAAACGAGGCCCACCGGCTTCGACGCTCTAGTACTGCCCTTAGCCAGGACACGGTTGGAAACTTCCAACCGAACCGAACCAAGCCAAACAATGGGATTAATAAACATGAACAAATTAGCTGCTTTCTCTAAAAACATCGTTGCTGCAATGGAATCTCAGCGCTCCGGTGCGTTGGTTGTAAATTTACTGCTGACGCAGCTGCAGGTAGGTCAACCAGCTTTAACTACTGCTGACTGCTGGACTTTGGTCGGCGGTGCGGGCAAACCAACCAAAAAGAATTCGTTAGTTTACTACCGCGCCAGTTCACTGCAGAAAACCGCTAAGCAGGTGAGCGAGATTTTGCAACAGCCAGCGGCAACAGATTGGGATCAATTCAATACGCTGCTGAATGCCGTTGACTTTGCGGATGAACAACTGCAGGCCCAACCGGCATATCTGGCGCTGCAGGGCTTCATTGCAATGAAAGGTTGTCATGCCTGCAATGGTTCTGATATCCGTGAATTTATCGCCACATTGCGCCCAGCCAGTGAACAACCTGCAGCGGGCAAAGCACAGGGCACAGAATCACAGCAAACAGCCACAGCCAGCGCACCGGACACGGTATCAGCTGAGGCCGGCACCACAGCGGGCAACACTGAAGCGGAAATTGATTTAGCCGCGTCAATGCTGGCAGATCTGGCAACGGCGGATAATATCGTTGGCAAAACTATTGCCAGCCTGATCGGCCTTGATCCGGTTGTTGCCATGCAAAAACTGGCTGAGGCTTGGCAGGCTGACCGCGCCAGACTGCTGAAAGAGATCAATACTCTCGAAGCTGCAGCGGAAAAACGCGAGACCAAAGCGGCGTAATCCAGCCCGACCGACGAACGGGGCCACCACCTGGCCCCGTCAATCCCTATTTGTACACATGCACCGCCCAGGCGCAGGCCCGGACGGCCGTTGTGCATTTGTGCGTAAGAAAGACTTTTTCAAATAATCAGGGTGGGGAAGTTACTACCGGTTATTTGAAAGGGCCTTGAATTTCCGCGAAGGCCGGAATTTGGACGTTTTTTCTGAAAGTAGAACCACAGGAGGTTCTGACTTGCATGAAAAAAGTGAATATATGCAGGTCAGACCCTAGGTTCTAATTATAAAGAGAACCATTTCATTAATGGTTAGGATCTGAACCTAGGCGGCGCCACGTCAGACAAGGGCTGCAGAGGAGTTGACCATCACCATTTTAGGGTCGTGTTCCGATTATGGTTAAAATCAAAGTGAATAAATATTCATTGAATGGTTATTTATGCAGTTTTTATTCACTTTTGTTTTGCTCAGGGTCTGACCCAGACTCAGGTTGACGTTTTTGGCCTGTTCGACTACTCGCGTCAGGGTGTTTTTGTGATGTAGTCGGACGGCTCAAGGCGTCGTTGTGGTGCTGATTGTACGTCGCGGCCAGCGCGTCGTTGTAGTTCTGGCTGTGAATTCCGTGACGGAACCCGAACGGGAGTGTATTTACTACCCGAACCACAGCCGGACCCTGACCCGGACCCTAAAAGTATATCTAAAGTGGACCCTGACCCGGACCCAACTAATCAGCATCTGACCCGCTACAGCCCTACTCCCACAAGGCTTTCAGGCGTTCAGACCCTAACCCTTTTTCACAGTCACACCCTTATTTTGACCCCCGCAAGCAGCTGGGTGTGGCTGTGGTTTTTATTCCGACGCTGACCTGACCACTGCGCCAGGTTGTGTCCTTTGTGGCCTGGGGCGCGTTCAGACCCTTTTGCCTACCCTGAAACTGGTGTTTTTCCGACTTATAATTTTGACCCGCTCAAACCCTTGAATTTGCGCGAGTTTTGGAATTTGGACGGTTTTTCACCTATGAATTAATCGAAAAATTTGGGTAGTAACTTGCCCACCAATCAAAATTAAGGATTAACAAATGAGCTCAGCACTGCACCAGAAAATCGACGCGATGATAGTGAACAAGCCGGGGCGCTTTGTGCTTCTGACCCAGACCATGAATGGCCAACAGGAGCAGGAGTTCACCAACGCTCTGGACCTGCTTGCTGCAGCCAAATCCTTTGCGGCCACCAGTCTCTTTAACGGAGAACCTCTGTGTCCTGTGGACATGATGTATGTCCAGGCTGGCCAGAAGAAATGGACCTGGACCCCGCAGGACTACAACGAGCTGCGGGGCCTTGAGCAGACCCCGAACTTCCGTATTTGGCGAGCTGCTTAGTGGTGCTTGACGAATGTGGTGTGGGTAGTATCTTTCTGACCGTCACCTGACATTCAGGGACAGAACAATTAGGGATTAACAAAACATGACTGCTACAACAGCTTCTAAACAGGCCCCAGACTGGGCCAGTCGAATTACCTGCGACCTACCCCTTGCCTCGGTGGGTTCTGCTGCACCTGAAGCGATTCAGGCCGACCTCCGTCGATTTACGAACCAAGCTCTTGCTCTGGTTTGGCGCAGACTCTCAAAATCGACCCGTGAATGGCTCACTCAGTGGTGGGCATCATGAACCACTTCCACTACCGCGAGGGTTACCCCGCTCAAAGCAAAATGCCTGTGCGTGTCCTGTTCACCATTCTGGCCGTGGCGGAGCTTTGTCTCCTGGTTGGCGCGTTTATGGTGTCCAAATGACTCCGGTTCAGCTGTCGGTCGCAAACATGGACGCGGGCCAGCTGCCGGCTGATTTTCACCAATGGTTCCCGATTGTGGATGCACTTCTGAAGGTGACTGGCGCGGCCGTCACCTGCTGGTACAACCCACGCAGTGGCTACGTCGAGGTTTTAAACCACGACATGGTTGTTGCTGAGTGCGCCAGCCACATTGAGCTGCATTGTTTCTACGCCGGGATAGTGATTCAGATTCAGAACTCTGGGGCGGTAGTAGATTTGCTACCACTGAGCGTTCGAAAGCATTGAGGTTTGTATGCAAATTGATGGCAAAGACTTCACGGGTTTAACCGATAAGCAGGCCGAGTGGCAGCTGCACCACATGAAGGGCGCTGACATGGTATGGCATCTGGGGATCTTTTTCCTGGTGTTCGCTGCCTTGATGATTTCGGCCTTACCCATGCCTCTGGTGGTACTTCTGCAGTACCCATTCCTGTTCCTGGCAATATCCAACACCGAGGCCGCAAATGACCGGCGCTGGGAAGAATATTTGAATTGGTATTGTGGCTCACTGTGGCTGGATAACCTTGAGGAGGTGGAGTGATGCGAAAACAAAAGGGTTACATCGACACTTCCGGTTTCGCGTTTTTCTTTTTCTTTGGGCTGGTTGCTATGGCTGTGCTGGTACTGATGACTCCAATTGTTATGTACGACCAGTATCAGGCCTACAAAGAAGAGTCCAAGTTAATTTCAGACTGTGAGCGGGGGCTTCCTCGGGAGAAGCGCTGCGTCATTGTCAAAATTGCCAAGCTTGAGGAGCAAAACTGATGGGCAACAAAATGTACGTTTCACCAACCCATGAACAAGCAGCCGAGTTCTACAACCGATTGTTCCCGTTCCCTCAGGTTTCCACCACACCATACAAAATCACAGGCCCTCTGCGGATTAACCTGGTGGCCAGGGCGGTGCGTGTTGCTCTGAGTGACTGGGCCTATTGGGATTTTCCTCGTGAAGTGGTGGAGGTGTGTGATGTCTGAATTTCAAAAAGAAACTCGCTATATCGTCCTGAAGTTATCGAAGCTGACCGACCACCAGAAAACCGCCTTAGGCGCGGTGCTGGCTGAAATCAATTTGGAGGAGTCGGCAATGCCTGAGTGTGTGGTCGTTGAGCATGACTGGCCGAACTTCGATGAGACCTGGGCGGCAATTCAAGCCATTTCTGAAGGAGGCTTTGTCAGTGGTAAAGAACTGGTGCTGGAGCGTGATCGCTTACGCCGTGATTTAGACAATTCCGAAGAAAATGCCCGGCAGCAGTCGGCAATGAAAGTTCAGGCCAGACAACAGCGCAATGAGGTGATGGCTTCATTGCTGCAATTGAAAGCCGCCGCGGTGAATGCTTTTGATAACTGGAAAAACAGCCAAGACATTTTTGGAGCCATGCAGCGTCTGAAGAACACTTATGAGGCCAAAGCCGAAGATACCTTGGATGATGTCAGGGCACATGTGGCACTGGACATGGCCACAGACTTCCGAAGATATGTCGAAAATGGAACGTATCTGGCGATGCTCGAATATGCCGTCAAATTGAAAAAAGGAGAGTAATCGTGGAAATCATATTTAAAGTATTTTCGGTTGTGTCTGGCTTAGTGGGTGTCTTAAGCCTAGTCGTTGCCGCAATAGTTCAGTTCGCAAACAACGCCAAAGGCTTAGAAAACCGTATTGATTGGAATGTTTGGTTGGTATGCGCAGCGATTTCTGCTGTGGCCTTCAGTTTGGCTCATTACTTGTGGCGGTGAGCGATGGCATTTAAAGAATTTAAAGGTCCTCCCGAGGATTACAAACAGCCTGAAAACCTAACAGTATTCCAGTGCAGTCACATTGGAGTTTCTGGCACAACGCCGGTCATGGTTCGTCAGACAGGTCCGGAGTTTGAAGCTCGTATGGGCTTTGCTCTGTTCGGCTCAGCTCAGATGTCGGACGCTGAGTTTGAGGCCTGTGGCTTTAATCCGTTTCACGATGACTTCCATGACAATTACGTTCGTGGCATGGGTGCCAGCCAGGATGCAGCCATTGCTGCACTGAAGGTTGAACTCGACCAGCTTTCTGAATCAATTTGGATTTAAAACATGGCCTTTGTTGAATTTAATGGTTATTCCCACGGTGCTAAAAAATTCGTAAACCCGGCGCGAATTGTTCATTTTGAGCAGATCGGTTTCAACGGGTGCAATGGAACAGAGCTTCACATGGATGACGGTTCAAAAATCCGTGTGGGCCACTGGCCTCAGGACGTTCAAAAAATGCTTCAAGCAGCAGAATTACAGGACGGTGCGTGATGGCCTATATACACGAAAAAGAATGCGAAGCCGCGGGGCTGGACCCGAAGGAAGTTCTCCGGATAGCTCGGGGCATTAGCAAATACGCCAAGCAGGCCCAGGCTCTGGGTATACAGGTGTTTGGTGGTTCCGGCACCGGGTCGCTGAGATTTCCTGACGGCTGGAACGGTGATTTAGTGCTTGCCGATTTAGATGGAACCTTCGATGGGGGCGATGGCAAGGCCAATGATTTCGGTGATGATGGTTTAATGAGAGGAGAAGTTGGGTGATGGGTGAAGAAAAACCATTCGCTACTTTAACAGGATTGCTTTCACGGGTTTCAGGTTCGATTTACGGCCGGCAGACCCGTGAAGACCGGCAAATTCAAAAGGCTGAACGCCGGCGCCAAATGAAAAAGCCGGCGCGTGGTGGTGGCCGGCCTTAATGCCAAACTGAGTGCATGACTCTGGCGCTGGGGAAAGTAGGGCTCATAACCCGAGCGGACCAGATAGCGCGTGTTGACTTCTCACCAGCACAATAACCGGTGGTCGCCCGGTTGTCGCTTCCGGCGCCAGATTCATACACTCACACCATTTGATGGCGGTTCATTTTGCGAACCGCGTAGGCATCCAGAGTCATGGACCAGATAGCCAGGAGCATCAGGAATTTTAAACTGATCATGGCCGTAGTCTGATGGCTGTAGAAGAACGGTGCCGCTATTGGGTGGTAAATTTCCCACTTGTAGGCCATGACTTCAGCCAAAACCAGCGCGTTGTAAACGATGTTGGTCAGTAACACGTAACCCATGAATTCCACTTGAGGGATTCTGCGGGGGGCCAGAGAACAGCCGGCAGCAAGCCACATCTTGGGGTGACTATAAAAATTCAGCAGTACCCAGTATGTAATGGCGTCCAGAAACAAACTACCCATGAGATACCATTGAACGGCGTATTTAGTATTCAGGGTGTCAAACATTAAGACATCAATGATTTTGCTGAACATTAAAATCAGCAAAGGTACGAATATTTCAGGTTTATCCCGGTTGGCCACGGCAATGAATGCCGCAGCCAGTTCCAGAACAATCACCGGTAAATAGGGAACCTCGCGACAAACAAAGAGCGCCACGATTGAAACTAAAAACAAAATGATGTTCAGGATAAACATAAATATTAAACCGGTGCTGGTGGTTCTTCAGGTGGCCACGGTGGTAAATCGCCACCACCGCTCATTGGTGTAGGCGTTGGGCTCGGTTCTGGTTCAGGTGTTTTTTCCGCCGGGGTCTCAGCGGCGAGTAAAGCCTGGCCTTCAGAAGACAACGTGACCTTATCGCTTACCGATTGCTCGATCCCAGAAGCGACTGGGTTTGCTGTCACCACGGGGCTCTGGCTCGGTAATACCGTCATTTCCTTGTTCTGGTAACGGGTGTTGATATCCATCTGTTTCTCCTTTGAGGGATTTTAACCAGTGGTGAGGTAGGATTTTTGCTAACCACTGCGGTAGTACGGGATTCTGTTCAATGTTGTCTTCAGAAAATAAATCCAAGACCACTAACGGATCTGGTTCCGTCAACCAAACCCATTTTCGAACAATATCAAAGCTCGTGTTGATATTGGCCTCTATGTTGTAAACGGTTTGTCTTGAGCATTTTAGTTTCTCAGCCATTTCTGCAACAGACCAATTTTTGGCCTCTCGCATTGATTTTAAGCGTTCACCTGTATCCACCTTAAGCCTTATTGTAATTATCTGTTAAGTTCTGATTATTTTTCGCTCGAAACCCTAGAAAATCATCTTTTTATCTAATTTCCGTAAGATTTTCTGTATAAAAATTCGACACTTGTCCAATTAAATTGACAAGCGATTATGTATAGTCTGGGCACAAATGACAAGGTGGATTGTCTGTTATTTGTACTATTTAGCCATTAGGATTTAAAACAAAATTAAGAGCGCCAAAGGGCGAACTTTTAGTGTCAGAGGGATTTGCACGGATCGCCACTGACCATTAGGATTAACAAACATCTGTTTGTCATGGGGCTGTACATCGGCCCCTATAACTTGCTCTGTAAACCGGAGCCATTTGCTTCTAAAACGAAGTAACGAACCATTAGGATTAACAATTATGCTGCACTTCTACAGTCAAGCTGATCATCAGCTGTACCTCCAAGCTATATCCCAGCCAGTCACCGGCAAAGCACTACAGGAAATGGTTAACCGCAAAATTAGCGGCGATGAGCCACGCTCGTTATTCCTGGCGCCGGGTAATTCCAGTACAGACAAAGACGCGAATGGTGTCTCTACGTATTTCGACTGGATGTGGTTCAAAACTCCCTACAACGAAGAGGGCCAGCCAATTCCTGTTGTTATTGGCCAGACAGATTTAAAGCCATACCGGATTATGAACGGCGGTTTTCTGCTGAGTAACGGTCAGTGGTCTTCACACTCGTAAGATTTTTCGGAGCCCTGTAAACCGGGGTTTTTTTGACTAACCATTAGGATTAACATCATGTTTCACATTTCAAAGCACATCTTCAAGCATCTGGAGTTCTTTGCTCTGGGCGCTCCGGAACCAGAATACGTCTTACCAAACCTTGAGCTGGATGCGGTGGCCCAGTTCGTGACTGACTTTGATATAGAAATCAAAGAAGTGGCCATTCAAGGTGAATGTTGGGCTATGTGTGATGTCACACGAACTCCATCTCTTTGCAACGTGGTCAATATCCGAGTGGCTGAGCCAGTAGTAAAACCCCCACCGAAGCGTAATTTCTACAGCGATGCGATGTTTATCCAAGGGGGGGCCAGCAACCCTCGGGCAATCGTCAACACCATTCAAGACTTCATGAAAGGCCCATTGAAGGATTTCGGTACTGATGCGCTGCGAAGTGATCCTGGCCTGCGTTTGATGGTGCATCAGCTGGCTTATCTGATGAATGTGTACGAAATGGACAGCCGCCCGTTGATTTACAGTGAGGTGTGCGAGGCCTGTGTGAAACTGGGTAATGGTGAACCGCAATGAGTGAAGTGATTTTGGATGGTGTGACCTTCGAGGTCAATATTGAGAGTGGTAACGCCGCACTGGTGCAGGACCCGAACGCAGAAGTCATCCGAATCCTGCAGAAGATCATTGCGGTGCTGGCAGACAATCCACCGGCCAGTGGTGTGGGTGGTGTCGTGAAGGACATCAACGGCAATACCGTGGGCGACTGGGGTCTGTACGTTGAGACCAAACAGCAAGACGACGAAGGTGAGTTGGACTTGCCGTATCGTGACGTGAACGTTTAACAATCAGGGGATTAACAAACATGAAAAAAGGTTTTTTGGCCGCGCTGTTCGCCGCTACGGTGTCGTTCATAGTTCCGGATAATCGCCGGCAAAAGCGCAAACCTCAGCATTACCGGGCACTGCCGGAAACCAGTACCGGAACGCCAATGCCGGTAGTAAAAACCCCACCGATGACTGAAGCGGATGCGAAGCGTGTGAAACAGCGGCACCGTCAGCGTAAAGCGAAGCGGGGTTACTGAGATGCGGGGAGCAAATACAGCCGGCGGTTTTAATCACCGCCGCCATGATGTGGCCCGTCGTGAACTGCAGGAACTGAGCGCTGTCATCCAACTGAATTATGTCCCTTCACGGAATTTGAATGGTGATGTGGAGCTGCGTGGTGGTGGTTTTATGGTCACGTTCCGTGAGGCTGAAACGGTGCAGGTTGTGTTTGTCTGGGCGGATTCCGTTGCCCAGGCCCGGCACAAAGCCGCGAAGTACTGCACGTTGGTCAAAGTTGAAGAAGTCGTAGCTCGGCCAACGGGTTTGACCTCTGCCAACCGTGCTGTGGGTCTTATCCAAAACAATTAGTCCTGTACATCGGGACTGTCACTAACCATTAGGATTAACAAATTATGCCGTGGCAAACTTTCAAACACATCAAAGACGTGCGTAAAAGCCGTTTCTCTAAAGTCATTCGTTCAGCCATTACCCTCAACGAAGCTACGCAGCTTCAGGTGGTCTTCGATATCCAGATAGCGCAGCGCCGAAATACTTTTGAATACCACGGGGACCATCAGGCCATTGCCCGTTGGCGCTGGATGAAGCGCAAGCTGAAAAAACTGGTTGCCTCCGGCGTCATCCCGCCGGAATACAACAAGCTTGGCTCTAAAGTGACCCGGGATTTCTATTCCCGAAATCGTTATTACTACGACAGTCGTCTGACCTCTGAAGACGGCTGGGAGCAATACGACACGGACCAAGATGCGTGGTACTTCGGCGTGTGGGTGAATCTGCGTGAGCGGAAGACTTTCAGCTATGTCGAGGGCGATCTGATTCTGGTCGAGTCTCCAACGCAGGAAATCTTCATTGCTGAGCTGAAGCAAATGGCGGAGTTCTACGAACCGGCTCGGGCCTTCAGCACCATCGATGAGGATGGAACGGTGACACGTCACTACTGCTCACGTCCTGGCGATGACCTGATTGGTTTCTCCATTGAAGAATGGGTGGCCAAGCAGCAGGCCCAGAAGGAGGCGGTGAATGCCTAAGTACCATATCACCTCGCCCAAAAAGCCCGAAGGCGCTGTGTTTGATGAAAAGCAGTTCGCGGAATTTCTGGTCTGGCTTTTCAAATGCCAGAGCGAAGAACAGACCAAGCAGCTGATGAAGTTCCGTCACGAACTGCACGAAAAGGGCAAACACAGCTTCCCTGAGCACGGTGTAGAAATCACTGTGATGGAGTCTGCGTGAAACTAATGCTTATGCAGCTGTCAGCAATCCTGCTGGTAGTCAGCTGCCTAATTTTGATTGTCTGGGAAACCCTATGCTGGCTTGGCCGGCGAATTCGGAGATGGTTATGACGGAAATAACAGAAGACCAACGTTTGGCTTTGTTGGAAAGCACGATGCGGGAATATTCGGACACCTTGGGTGACCACCACTGGCAGGCCGCTGAAGGATTAAAAAAGCTGCGTCAGTTCCTGAATACAGACGTGATGCAGAAGCCGGAAATAGGCGAAGTTCTGGAGCGAGCGCGGGATTTAATCGAAGCTGGCACCGATACGCTGGAAGACGAAATTGCCATGTTGTGGGATTTAGTCGGTGCTCTGTCAGGACATGTGAATCGTGCTGAGTTCGATGAGATCATGATTAAGGGTCTACATCAAGCTCAGGAAAATATGCAGTACGCCCCCCAAGACGAAGAGAACGGTGACTGGAATGTGTGATTGCAAAACGAAATATGAAGAAGAAATCGTTAAAAGTGCCAAGGAGCAGTTGCCGGATTCAACTGACCACACGGCAGAGCTGCAGGGATATGTGCTGGGTATCCAAAAGGGTACGAATGACATCGTACAGCGTCAGGCAATGCAGGTCGTGATTAAGTACACGGCACATCGCAAAGGTGTCTCGCGTTCGAAAAAGCTGGTTCAAAGTGTGATGGCCAGCTTCTGCATGTTCTGTGGCGCTTCGTTGAAATAAACCGGCCCCCGCCAAAGGGGTGGGGCCTTTAGTACCCTAACCATTAGGATTAACGAATATGAGTAATTATTACGGTTATACCGAAAAGTACTTAGACCAGTGGCCGCGAATGGTGGAGCTTGAAACACTCTTTCCAGTCGCAGGGTATCGGGCTGGAATGTGGCATGGTGCGGTTATTTCGGAAGATTTGAAAACCGTAGTAACCCCGTCACACAACGTAAACATGAATGACCCTATTGGCCATTTATTAGGTATCTGGGATTCTGGGTATGTCCCAGACCCGCTGTTTGAGAGCTCTGCAGGTGTTTTTGGTCGCTTTCTTCAATATAGTTATAACCGTACAAGTGATCCCTTCGCAGATGACCCGTTTTTGGATCAAATCAAGGGCGGTTTTACCTTCACAGGGAACCATCTTCAAATTTCTCACGGGTTCACTATCTACACTGCGAATTTAGACTTGGCTAAGTATCTGTTAACCCGGCTGTCTGAAATTTTTTCCAGGGATGTGTACTGTACAAGCGCTCTATTAGCCAGACATGGACGCACCCAGGCACACCATCTTTACTACTCAAAATTATATGGTTTCTCGACAGTACGTGGAGATCAGCACGAGCAGATCCAGCAGATTTTGTCGGGCCAAGTCCTGTGTAAGGCCTCAGACCATCATAACCGACAGTCTTGGATTACGTACCTGGCCAGTGAAGCCACCTACTTGGGGTTTCGAAAAGATGTCGATTTGGGCGAATTTCTTCGCAAGAAATTATCTGACCCCGAGGAGTACTTTAACCAGAAGTTACCTTGGAATTATTCACCGAAGTATCCGGTGATTTCTAACTACTTACTCGACCAGTACGTAGGTTAATTTTCCCCCGCCAAAGGGTGGGCTCTTTACTACCAACCATTAGGATTAACAAATCATGTCAAAAACCAAAGGTATTGCACCGCTCAATCTGATTTACACGTTCATTTCCCACAATGAAGGCGAACGTCCTTACATCTGCACCCAGGGTCTGGAAGTTCAGAGCTTCAAGATGTCTCAAACTGAGACCACGTTCGGTTTCGGCAACGATAGCGTGAAGATTGACGATGAACCGATGCAGGCCTACGCCGACAATCCGACGCCAGAAACATTGGAAGCGATGGCAGCAGCCATTCACCGGACGATGCACTTTGCCTTGTTGAATTCTGGCATGGCCGTGGCCGGGATGCGCTGGCCGGTGACTGAAGAAATCTACTGGTACTTCCTCGAAATCCTCCCGCCGATGGATTACCACAAGTCTGAAGGCTTCCGTATTTGTGAAGCCAAAGGAACGGACCCCCTGGGGAACTACATCCGTTCGGCTTACTACTTCGAAAACGGCACCTACTGGCACGAATACGTGGCGGATAAGAAATGAGCCGGCGCCGGTTTGGTGGTGTTGCACAGCTGGTACTCCGGCTGTGTCTTTTCTGGTTTGGCGTTGTTCTGTTTGTGGCGGTGGTAGTCAGCCGCCTACCAGATCGAGTGCCCTGTAAAACCGTTGAGTGGACCGCGCAGCAAGATGCTGTGTGTATTACTCGTGATGTGGGAGGTGAATGATGTCAAGAATGGATATGTGTCGCTGTAACACTTGCGGGTCGACGTTTAAGGTCTCTGCATGTATCCCTGACTTTGGTAATCACGATGGTTGGGAGTTACCACCCTCAACACAGCACTACTGCCCGAACTGTCCCGATGCCGAGGCTATTGACGATTATTTCTATTCTGAAAGCCCTACAAACAACGTACAGCAAGGGGAGGTTCCCGATGTCAGTTGAATCCTACCCAACGAAAGCCCGGTTCTACCTGCTGACGATGGTACTGCAGATTGACTCTGGGCTGGCTTACGGCGGCTTTGAGTGGCACGAGAAATACGTGGCCAAGATACCGGCTGAGCTTTCGAACGAGGCGCTGCTGAATGCTCTTATGGCCGTGAACCGCAGCTTAAGCTCGGCGGTTTTGATTAAAACCGGCTCGGGCCACCGGTTAAAGCTGGGTAATTGCCTGATATTTGCGACCCGAACTGAACTCCGGCCGACGACGGCCAAAGAGCTCTTGGAGCAAAAAGTACTGCCATTACTAAATTTTCAACACAAGGTGGAGGTGGCCCTGTGAGTGTTAAACAGATTCAAGCACGATTTCAAAGTATGCGCTTTGAAATCGACAATTTAACCAGCGCTAACCAGAACCTGAAGTCCCAGCTGGATGACGCCACAACGTTACTCAACACCATTCGTCACAGCCTGGGTGCTCAACCGGGTGAAACGGCGCTGGATACAGTGAATCGTGTTGTTGCTCTGTATCAGGATCGGGCTGAAAAAGCTGAAACAAATGTTCGACTTTTTAAATCACGGAATACCGTGTTGGGGAATATCGTTTTAGAACGAACCGTCGACGCGGGGCGTATCAATGCTTTGGAGGCGGCGTTGTCTGTACTCCAGTTTGCAGCTTTCTTGGTGTGTGAAACCGATGAAAACCTTAAGAGGGTACTCATCGACACGCTGAAAATTCACAACGATGCGCCTGAAGAATTTAAGGACCTCAAACCATGAACCTACGTGAACAATTAAGTTTTGGGCGTGGTGTCCGCTGCTTTATCAATCAGCCGAGTACACTACAGCCATTGCATCAATACAGTGGCCAGCGTTGTATTGCCTTTCAGGGCGATCATTCACCGGAAAGCGGTATGGTCGATATCTACTTCACTCATGGTGAAGTGAGTTCCATAGTGGCGCCCATTTTGAGTCTGAGCCCACTGCATAGCCCAGGAGACAAAGAGCTGTATGTCGTTTGTGGTTATGACGGTGATTACGATAACCAGTGGACTCGGCTTATCGAGGCAGATAGTTATGATGCTGCTGAGACTCGGCTGAGGGACACCCATTTTCCGGACGTGAACAAGGTCCACATACACTTCTCGGGACGACTGACCGATATGTTAAACAACGTTCTGAAATAAACCCTCAGAGGAAATAAATCCAAATGACTGAACAAAAACACTCACCCATAGATATTGGTGTTCGACTGAATTTGACGAGCAACTTCAACAAGGAAGCTGGTTTGCTTGAACTCACGGTTGAATCAAAAATCAACTCTGTCACGGAGCAGCTGAGTCGTGATGTCTTCAACCTGCGGGAGCAAGCGCTTCGCAATGCGTTGATTGAGCTGGGCTGGATCCCCCCAGAAACGGCTGAAAAGCTCTATCTGGTGTCCGGCTATGTTGGAGATCCAGAATCCACGCAAACCAGCCTGGTTGAGGCGCCGAACTCGAAGGTGGCCGAGGACATCTTTGTTCGTAAGCACTTTCCCGATGAGATGAACTGGGACATCCATTTTGTCGAGACATTGACCAACCTACTGGCCGATTCGCTGAAATAACCACGGTCCTGCCAAAGGGTGGGACTTTCACAACCATTAGGATTAACAAACTATGAAATCTCCGTATCAGGTGTACGTGTTCAACCTCAATGATTTTGCAACACTGTCGGCTGCAATGGCGGCCAGTTCAGAGATCCCCGAGAACGAGACCGGCCACTACCAGGCGCATTCGTTTGCAACAAAGGACGAGCGGTTATCGTTCATTGATGGGGTAAAAGCCGTCAATTCATTGCCCGGTCCTCACCATTTTGATGCAGTGCCTCTGGATTATTACCTGCTGCAGGTTTACCGCGGTGCGGACTTTGACGAGAGCTATACAGCGGCTCGTGAAGACGGCGCTGTATATGACCTGGGTGTACGAGTCTCAATCGAAGAATTGAAGAATACGGATTTGCTGTCTTCATACCTGCGAATTGGGAACCGTACCGAGCGGTGTATCAATGATGGTCAGTCCAACATTCAGATGCTGCTGGTAAACCCTTTTGAGCCGTCAGAGTTTTATCGCTTAGAAGACCTTCTTTAATCAAACAATTCGGGATTAACAAACATGACAGAGCAGGTTAGCTATACCCAGCTGAAAGGGCACCGGGGCGGCGTTCGCCTTTGGATTGAAGGTAGTAAATTATCTACCGCCGGCTTCAAACGTGAAGCTCGTTACAACCGCGTCATCAATGGTGATGAGATTCACCTGCAGCTGGCGACGAACGGGGAATTCAAAGTCTCTGGCCGCAGCCGCAACGGTGTTGACATTCCCATCATCGACATGTCGTTGGGCCGGCATAAAGATTTTCCGGAAGGCACTCGTATCCGTGCCGTGTTCTCCAGCGGCAACATCCATATCAGCATCCACCACGAAGACGCGGCACAGAAAGCCCGTGAAGAGCGCTTTGTGGCCAATGCCTCATCTGGCCAGTTGAGTGAAGGTTCGGCCTGTACCGGCGGTGGCATCAGCACTGCAGCGGTTCACATGGCGGTGGGTGATGCCGGATTTAATTCCCGGGTCGCCTGGGTGGTCGATACAGAGATTAAGTATCTGCAGTCCGCCTACGCTCAGAACTTCGCTATCACCGATGAAACGGTGTGTTTTGAGGCCCGACTGGAAGAGCTGGAGCCACACCTGCTGTCGCCGGTGGATATCTTCAGCTTCAGTCTGCCGTGTGCCGGCTTCAGCCGGTCCGGTACCAGTAAGCATGGCTTGAGTCCGGAAGAGCACGAATCGGGCGTCAGCTTGTTTGGGCTGATGTCGATGATCCGCGCTGCAAATCCGGCGGTCCTGTTCTCCGAAAACGTTCGGGAAGCACAGGGCAGTCCGATGTACATCCTGATGCAGCAGGAGCTGATCCGCCGTGGTTACCGGATTGTTGAAGCGGTTCTGGATAACAGCCACACCGGCACCTTTGAAAACCGGCAACGTTACTGGTTCATGGCTATTTCAAATGGTCTGCCTGCTGAGCTGCTGGCCGATGTCTTTAAGATGGAACCGGCCCGCAAGTTCCACAAATTGGCCGAGCTGCTGGACGCCGAGGTTCCGGACGATGTGTGGGCGGATAACCAGTACCTCAAAGACAAGCAGGTGCGGGACCAGGCCGCAGGCAAAGGATTCGCAACCAGACAGCTTCTGAGCGGTTCTGAGAGCAAGGTTGGTACCATCGGTCGCTTCTATCACAAACGTCGCAGCACAGAGCCATTCGTTGTGAATGCTGAGGGGAAAGAGCGCCTGCTGTCGGTCGCTGAACATGCCCGCTGCAAATCCATCCCTGAAGTGCTGGTGGCCAAATGCAATATGACCACCGGCCATGAAATCCTGGGCCAGTCGGTGGATTTCCAACAGGCCCTTCAACCCATGTACCGACTGATGGTGGCTGTCCGCCGCTGGCTCGGTATGGACTTAGCGGAGGCTGTATGAACACCGGCAAGGTTTTTTACTCCAACTCACGGCGGTATTTGGAAGGCGTTGCCGCCGGCGTTGAGCATGTTGGCGACTCCGTTCTGGAAATTGGCGATATCGAGAAGTCCGATAAACCGGGCTACCCGCTCAAACTCGTCATTGAAGATCGTGAAGCCACGGAGCTGCACGAAGATTTCACCCATTTCGATGCCCGCAAAGGTATCCCGCATATCGAAATCGACAAGCTGTGCTTTGACGACCTAATGAAACTCGGGGAGGAAGGTTACTACTTCCCGAAAATTCAAAGTGCCCCAATGCACGAAAGCATGATTATCGACATGCAACTGCTGACACTCAACTGTACCGACGTTGACCGTGAATCGGTGATTGATTTGCTGGTGCAGTTCACCGACATCCCCCGTAATACGTTGCGCCGGGTGGCCATGATTTACGTGAAGTGGGAGGTGTGACGTGAACAATCCAATTCCACCACACCTCCAGTTTAAAAAGGGCGACAAGCTGGTGTGTGTGAGTACCGTTCTGGGCTCGAATTTGGTTATTGGCCAGGTCTATGAAGCCACTGAGGACACAGAACCCGGCAATCACCATACACCAGATCCGTTTGTCTGGATTAAAGGTCGTAACGGGAATTCGGTCGGTTGTTACGCTTGGCGATTCGTAAAAGCGGAGGCCGCATGACCTGTGAGACCCCGAAGCCCATACGGATTGAGTGTTCTATCTACGGTTATTACTACCCGGACCGAACAACGTTCAGTTGTACTCACGGCGGTTGGGAAAGCCAAATCGTGCTGATAGACGACTCCACTTGCCGGGTTCGAGCGCTTGAACGTGTCTCGACCTATGAATTTCTTGAAAAACTTCCTGAAGAATACGGAGGCTAATTGTGACCGTCGATGAAATCAAAACGGCTGTTGAAGCCGGCCAGAAAGTTTTCTGGTGCAATCCTGGCTATCAAGTGATTAAGGACTCGATTGGCCAGTACCTGATTAAATTCATCCCCAACGGCCACTGTATTGGCCTGACCGGGCAGGACGGTGTGACTTTAAACGGCGAACCCGACGAATTTTTTGTAGACAACAACTAACCCGCAACAACCAGAAGGATTAACAAACATGACGGTACTTTATACCGAAAAACTGTATATCAACCACTCCAGCGGCCAAGCCGGCAGCTGGGAAATCGAAGTGACTGACGCCGGCGCTGACGGTGCTCGAATTGTAACCACGGCCTGTAAAGTAATTGGCGGCAAACCGGTGGAACATATTGAGTTCGTGAAGGTCGGCAAGAACGTCGGCCGTGCCAACGAAACTACTCCGCTGCAGCAGGCTATCTCTGAGGCCCAGTCCAAGGCTCAGAAGAAAATGGACAAGGGTTACACCCGTGAGATCCCAGAAGCCGGCCAGAAAGCGGTGAACAGCCTGGGCCTGACTAAGCCGATGCTGGCGCAGGAATTCACGGGCGTTTCAAAATGGCCTGTATTTATTCAGCCAAAGCTCGACGGCAATCGCTGTCTGGCTGCTCGTGTTGACGGCAAAGTGAAGCTGTGGAGCCGGGGCGGGAAGGAAATTAACCTCCCGCATATCATTGAAATACTGGAAGCCAAACTGCCTGAAGGTCTTACTTTGGATGGTGAGCTGTACCTGCATGGTATTGCGTTACAAACCATTACCAGCTGGATTAAGAAGCTGCAGCCGGAGTCAGCCAACATCCAGTATCACATTTACGACGTGGTTTCGCCTCAGTGCTACTCAGAACGTGCCGAGGTATTCAACAACCTGTTCGGTGGCCAGTGCGGCTTGGTCCGGGTGGTTGAGACTTATGCTTCACAGAACGAAGAAGCTATGAACAATCAGCACTCTTCATTTGTTGCCGCCGGTTATGAAGGCACCATGGTCCGTATGCCCGGTGTGGGCTACGAAGATGGCAAACGCTCCAAGTCCCTGCAAAAACTGAAAGATTTTCAGGATGGCGAATTTGAAATTGTTGGTATTGAGCGTGGTGTACCTCGGATTGTAAACGGCGGGCAACTGGAAGTTCCGCTTTATGTCTGTAAGGCGCCGAACGGCAAGACTTTCAATGTTACGGCCCCCGGTGATATGTACCAGAAACATGCTGCATGGGTAAATTCAGAAAATGCCCTGGGTAAGCAACTCACCGTGAAGTTCTTCAACTGGACACCGGACGGCCTGCCGTTCCTGCCGGTTGCTCTGCGTCTTCGTGACGATCTGTAATTCAATTCAACAATCAGAAGGATTAACAGACATGCCTCAGTTATTTCAAATCAGCGTCGGCGGGATGGTGAAGCACATTGACCAAACCGACGAGCAAGCGTTCAACATCCTGAATCAGCAGCTGCGTGGCCCAGAGGCCCGTGCTCAGGCTCAGGAGCACGACTACAAACTGCCGGAAGAATACGAAGTGACCAAGCTGCTACGCCTCGCTCGGTCCGGGATTTCGGCCTCGATGAACGGTGTGGCCATTGACCTTCAGAAACAACCTTCTGAGGTGGCCGCATGAGCAACGTAAATGCTTTCGTTGAAAGTGAAAAACTGTTTGAAGAATTTGGTGAAGAACATCCTGAATATGCCCGCTATGAATGGGAATCCGCCGTGGTCAATGGTGAAACCATTCTCGGTTACTGGATGTGGGTTCAGGACCAGATAGAACAGTCCAAGTAAAACAAAAAACGCCGGCGGCAACCGTCGCCGGCACAACAATTAGGATTAACGAACATGAACATGCGTTTTGAATTTCCGGCAGTCAAAGGTCGCCAGGGTGACCGTGATTTTTATATTGCCTCTATCCCATTTTCAGTACTGGGACGTCTTTTAGAAATTGATGCAGGTAACCCCCTGCAACGAAGCCAGCGCGTCGTTGATGCTGGCCGAGCAACGGCGATTGTCGATTACTTCTATCAAAACAACGACAACTACGTGCTTCCAAGTTTAACTGGCGTGGTTGAAGACCCCAGTTTGGATTTCAAAGATGTCGGCGGTGGCGCCGGAGTTTTATCACTGAAGATGGATGCCATCATCAAGCTGTTTGATGGACAACACCGTGCGACGGCTATTACTTCAATTGTGAAATCACATGCTTTCCGCAGTAAATGGGAAGACCAGACCATTGGTGTGCAGCTGTTTGTTGGCATGACCTTGCCACAACGTCAGCAGGCGTTCTCCGATATCAACAGCAAAGCCAAGGCCGTGAGTAAGTCCCTGAACCTGGCCTACGATGTCCGCGACAAAACAACGGCTGAGTTCCGGCAACATGCTGAATGGGTGTTCGGGATCCATGTGGACTACGAAAAGAACATAGCGACGAAGGGGCAACTGACGTGGTTCAGCTTCAAACATGTTGTGGATTGCTTCCGGCTGCTCTGTGGTATGAAAGCCAAAGACAAGTTTACCAAGGCGTCCAGTGAATTAATCATGCGTTGGTTTAACCATGTGGAATTGCGTCGGTCCTGTGACTGGAATCATGGCCATAAACCAGATCATATCAGCCGAACGGCACTGGGCTTGCTGGCACTGACTCGCGTCTTTAACTATGCCCATTCGGCTCAGATCACTCCAGACGAGCTGGCTGTCAGCTTGGCTAAAATTGATTTTAACCGTGAGAACCCGCTGTGGTTAAACGTCTGTGTGGATGCGAAAGGCCGGATGATTGCGAACCCGCAGTCAATTAAGGCCACGGCACGGAAGATACTGGAAGCCTGTGAATACACAGTCCCAGCGGATTGTCCGGCTCTTCAGTAATTTAAGAACCCGCCGGCGGCAAAGGTCGCCGGCATCAACCATTAGGATTAACGATCATGTCAGCAATGAAATTTCTAAACGGTGTCCTGCACCGCATCACGATTGAACAAGATTCAGATCCGTTTAACCCACGAACCGACCGCGACAACGTGGGTACCATGGTTTGTTGGCACCGGAACTACAAGCTGGGCGACGAGCAACCAAAAATGGCGTCTGATGAGTACCGTAAAAATCTGGCTATTAGCTTTGACCCGAAACTCGAAGACAGGCTGGCACGGATTGAAGACCGGTTTGATAAATCGTACTACCAGCTGACAGGTCCACAGGGTCGTCAACAATGGCGTATTGACTATGATAATGCTCTGGATTCGGCGGTGAACGCGGTGCTGGATAAACACATTGTGCAGCTTCCGCTGTATCTGTACGACCACTCAGGTATCACGATGCGTACTGGTCCGTTCGGTTGTCGCTGGGATTCCGGCCAGGTCGGATTCATCTACATCACCCGGGAAAAAATCCAAAAAGAATGGGGATGGAAGAAACTGACCAAAGAGCGCCGTGAAAAGCTGGCTTCCTTCATGGAGTCCGAGGTCGAGGAGTATGATCACTACCTGACCGGCCAAGTTTACGGCTTTAAACACGAAACCGCTCAATTGCCCGAGGACTACCTGGTTCTGGGCTTACTGAGCGACGTTCAGGCCTTTGACATTCTGCAGCGCAACGTTGATGTCGACCGGCTGGACTGGGAAGAGCAGGACAGCTGCTGGGGCTTCCTCGGTGATGACATAGAGAAGAACGGGATTATGGATCACATCCCGAAAGGTCTGGAGCAACTGGCGAGGGACGCCGCATGATCCAGTTGCATAATCCAATCCCCAAGGAAGTGCTGATTAAGCTCGGCAAGACCCTGCAGGAGTCTCAAGGATATGAGCTGGGTTATTTCTATGCTGACAAAGAAGAGTTTGGCGAGGTGGGCCTCTGGTTGTGTTTGCCAGGTAATGGTCACCTCGTAGGCCGACATGTCACCGTTCACTTTGTGGAAACCCACGGAAACTCCAAGGAGTACTTGGAAAGTTTTCAGAAACTGGCTAAGGACCTCAACACGTTACTAAGCCTCAAAGTTCCTGAGGCTTGTCGAATACACCTGAAGTGGTAAATTCCCTGTCGGGGCAAAGGCCCCGACTCTCTAACCATTAGGATTAACAAATGACCAATGCACTGCAGAACCTGCCGCCTTTTCCCGAGCCGGTACCCAACCAATACTTCATCGACGGCCGCACCGTAGACCTCTCTGAAGACCAAATTTTAGTCCGGGATACCATTTTGTCTGGCCGGAACGTTTTCCTGACGGGGGAGCCCGGTACCGGCAAATCGGTGCTGACCAAAGTATTAAAATATGAATTTGCTAAACGCCGGAAGTCACTGGTGGTTCTGGCTCCTACAGGAATTGCCGCTTTGAACGTCGGTGGTTCCACCATCCACAAGTTCTTCAAATTCAAAATTGACCCGCTGGAACCCTACTACGGCGACTCGGTGGGGCGCTCTTTCCGGATGCGTGAACTTATCCGGGCAACAGATGTTCTGCTGATTGACGAAATTTCAATGGTCCGCAGTGACGTGTTTGTTGCGATGGATAAGGCAATGCGGGGCGCGATGCTGGAACCGAATAAACCGTTTGGTGGTCGGCAAGTGATCTTGGTTGGTGACTTTTTCCAGCTTCCACCCGTAGTTTCAGACCCGAACCTGTACCCGTGGCTCGACCAATTCTTTGGTGGCCGTGCCGCCTACAACACAGCCAGCTGGGTCGAAGGTAATTTTGAGTGCCTGGGCCTGACTGAGATGCACCGTCAAACGGGAGACCCGATGTTTGTGAACGCCCTGCGGCATATCCGCAACCGGGACACTCAAGGTTTTGGGATGGTGAATCAGATGTGTCGGGTGACTCGGGATTTAGAGGGGACCATTATCGTGTTCACTCGGGATGCCGCTCGGGTTATTAACGGCCGGCGCCTGAACGAACTGGATGCCACACCATTCACCTTCGTTGCAGAGATTGAAAAAGGTGCGGTGGCGCCGGTTGATGCTGAAATCACATTGAAAGTCGGTGCCCGCGTCATTCTGATGGCCAACACTGATGCTTTTGTGAATGGGGACATGGGTGAGGTTATCGAACTCCGTACAGATACCATTGTGGTGAAACTCGACCGAGGCCACCGGATTGAAGTATGCCGGCATGTCTGGGAGCAAAAAGAGTACGTGGTGGCTTCCGATGGCCAGATCACGGAAAAGGGTGGCGCTAAATTCTCCCAGTTTCCTCTGGCACTCGGCTGGGCCATCACAGCGCACAAATCACAAGGCCAGACCCTCGACAAGGTGACGCTGCTGCTCGATACCCGCCCTTTCGAACCTGGCCAGCTGTATGTGGCCCTGAGCCGCGTTCGCCGTGCAGAAGACCTGCTGCTTGGCCGTCCGTTAGATAACTTTGACATGGTGTGAGGTGAGTATGTCTGCTGCTGAAAATTTGGATGTGCAAACCGAAATCAAAAAAATGCTGGTCAATCATCCGGATTCGGCGGATGCAGTTATCGCCCAGCTCAAAGACCAGCTGTTGGCTGAGCTGGTACCAGACGAGCAGTTCCGGGAAATGATTCTGGAAGTAACCGACGGCCTGAAGGGGTATTTAGAGAGCCAAATCGAAAAGGTTTGGTTTCAAAAACTAATGCCCGAGCTCATTGAGTTCCTGAAAGATACCGGTCGCGACAAAGCGTTTTTGGACCTGATTCGCGCCGACGATCTCTTGATGGATTCTCTCCGTGAAGACTCAAAGTTCATTGAGATGCTAATTGGGGAGCTTCCAACCCCGAGCGAACTCGACAGCGACGAACTGATTGGTGAAGTGATGAAACGCTACCATGCCCATGACATGGATATCCGTCACTTCATCAACGACGTTCAGCTGAACAATCCACTTGTGATGCGGCGCAGGGAGTAACCAATGCGTGAAACTTTTGAGCTGAAGATTTTTGAACGTAACGACCATTTCAATAAACGGAAATGGTTCGAGCTAACCGAACTGAAATCCGGTGAAGTCATTTTTGAACACGAGCTTCAAGAGCGAGTTCTCAACTATGCAGAAGAGTTCGTGAAACTTCGGCCGGGCCAATACAAACTTCTAAAAAATTAAGGAAATTCAAATGCGTATTAATGTTTACAGTCAAGAGCTTACAAACGAAGTGATTTTGGTTGCCAAAGAAAGTAACACCGAAGTCACTTATCATGCAGCACAACTGATTTTGCATAGCAGTGAACGACTGCACCATCCACCACAAGATGATGACCGCAGCGCCGTTACTTTTTGGCTTCCAAAATCTAAAGCTCGGCGGGAAGAAATGGCCGTAGCTTTTGAACGTATAGCCGAAATTTTTCGGACGGCTCCTTCAGAGACTGGCTTGGACTAACCCGCTTCTAAAAAATTAAGGAATTCGACAATGACCCACCGTACAATCCATCCACCATGACTGCAGGTATTACCATGAAGAAGAAAAAAGTCCCGACCCTCAACGCACAACTGACAGATCTGCCCGAACTCACCCAGATGCAGCAGCTGAGTAGCGATATTCAGAAGCTGCTACCTTTGGCTTCACAGGACATTCCAACCATCCACAACGGGAAGTCCTGGCGCCAAGTAGACTTCCTAAAACTCTGTCACCAATGGTTTGTGCTTGCACAGAAACATCAGGTACCCAGTGATGGGATGCGGGCATTCCTTCAGCCTCACCGTGCGAAACTCACTGAGTTAGGTCTGGACATCTAAAAAGTTTGGGGGGCTTTTCGTACCCCCAAACTTCGTTAAAATACGCCAAGGACGACAAAGGTCGGCCGTTAAATGATTAGGATTAACAAACATGCAACTCAATGCGTCTGCCGCTTTTACGGTAATCACACGTCATCGGAAAATTCCACCAGCCACGGATACCCGGCCACAAGCAGAACCACAGCCGCACTTCGGCGTGTCTGAAGTCAACGGCGTGAAATACATCTTCCAGGATACATGCCCAGAGGGTATGCCTTTGGTCGCTTGGGAAGACCGTTTCTCCAAGCGTTCCGGTCGCAGCACAGAAGAAGCAGGTATCGGCGGGTGCTGTGCTCACAACCTCAATACGATTAACCTGTACCGCAAGGTTTCAAGCAATCAATGGGCTGAGTTCCTAAAGATTGCCAGCGACCCGCTGGTTCAGCTGTTTATGCCAGTACCGGCCGAGGCAAAGCCATTTCAATCCAATGTGCTGATCTTGGACCAGAACCTGTGTAAGAGCTGGTACTTTCTGCTCAAAAATTTAGAGCGTTTGTGCTCACCGATGTACACAAAAATCTGGCCATGGGGTGACCAGCAAGCACAGGACCGCTACCGTGAACTGTCACTCACCAATATCCACCCGGTTGTTTACACGTTCAAGGCCGCGAAGCATGACTTCAATGAAATTCGCCAGTTTATTTCAGCGGCACGAAACAGCGACGTTCGCCGGCCAGTGTTACTGGTGGCTGATACACCTCTGGTGGCCAAGCTGGCAGAAATCAAAGGGACGGAGGTTATCCAATCCGGTCTGGTTGATAACTGCCTGACCAGTAACATGATCACCTTACCGTTGGAGCACATTGGTACCCGAGTTCTGGGTTACTACGCCCAGCATGACACCATAGAGCTCCGCTGATGTCTCGTAATGGAGGCCCCCGGCTCCACGGGGGCGACTTCAGTTTTGTTCAGGGGCTGGACCGGCAGAAGTTTTTCACTTACGTATCGTTCAATGAAGTGCCGAGGTTTATCGGCCTGATTGACGAAGAGGAACGGCTGGGCCGTTTCAAGGCGTTGGTGGCCGAGATACGGGCTGAGCACAAAATTAAAAGCCTTCATGCCATGGCAAAAATCATGGGTAAAAACGCCGATGATTTCAGGAAACTGCAGTTCCATTCAGCGAAGACAGTTCCATTCGGCATGACCATGGACATGTGTTACCTGTTTCAAAAAGACCCTGCCAGGGTATTCCCAGAGCTTATCTGGATGCGTGACCTCTGGTTGGAAGACATGAAGCTGGTAATTGCAAGCGCACAGGCTTTTGCAGCGATTGGCGACCTTAAAGGTGTCACTGAGTGCCTTGAGGCATTAAAGCTCGGCATAGGCGTTTACACAGAGCCAGAGACCGCCTCAAAACTTACCCCATTACTCCAGAGCACCGACGCTCACTTTACACAGCGCTACTGTTCCAACCAATGGATCCGGAAACAGATGCGGAATCAACTTCAGACGATGCCCTATCAACGAGCCGAACAGCTCAATCAGCAGGTGGCAGACCGTTTAGAACATGACAGGGGCGAAATTTATGAAATCCTCAGCGCAGAAAAGGCTAATACCGAAGCAGCCGATAGACGACGGGCTGATCGACTTCGAAGAAGTGCAAAAAAACCGTGAGCTGTTAAGCCTCCGGCAATACCAAACGAACCACCTGGGTTTTTTCCTGAAGGAATGGCGAGCGGTCGACCGTTCCGATGCCGGCACCGGTAAAACTCCGGTGATGTGCTTGTGGCTTTATGCCCGGTCTCAGGAAGACCGCTGCATCTGGGCCATGCCAAAGTCACTGCTCTCGAAAAACTACGAAGAGCTACTGCTCTGGAGCAACCTGCAGCCGCATCAAATCGTGCTGGTCGACGGTACCCCCGAGCAGCGTAAGAAACAGATGGACTGGAAAGACGGCCGCGTCTTCTTGATGGGCTTTGACACCTTTGCCAACAACTGGGAGTACCTGCGGAGTAAGTATTCCAACGTGGTGCACTTTTGCGGGGATGAGTTCCACCGGGGATTCAGTACTCACGGCGTTCGGAACTGGCGAAATCCGCTGAAGTTCGACGGTCCGCGCCGGACAGTGATGCTGTACGAGTTCCTTCACAAGGGCGGTAGCATGTTGGCTACCACCGGAACGTTGATTAACGGCAGGCTGACGTCGGCATTTCCGGTCATCCACCTGATTAATCCGGTGTACTACGGAACCTATTCAACCTTCGAGTCATGGCATTGCATCCTGGATAACTGGGGCAAGCCCATCATGTACAAGAACCATGACCGACTCTCAGCCATTTTAGACAAGCATGGCCGGCGTATTACATACCAAGAAGCATACGGTGAGGAGAACAAACAAATCTTCGTCATCCAGTGCAACATGGGTGTAAACCAGAAAAAAGCCTACAAGCAGTTTGAAGAGCGGGCGATTTTGGAGCTGGAAGACGGGTTCATCGAATCGAAGAGCTCAGCCACCACGCTGCGAAAATGTATGGAACTGATGCAGGTCCCGGAGCTGTTTGATATTCAGGACAACAACGACGATGGCAAAGAAGCCCATTTGCGGGATGAAGTGGAGCTGGCCATTGAAGAGAAGCAGCAGTTGCTGATTTTCGACCCGATTAAGAATGCCCAGGCTAAATGGGCACGTATCCTCAATGACATGGGGCGCAAAGCCGAGGTCATGAATGGGGATGTGACGGGCACCCAGCGGATGTGGCAGGACAAACGGTTCCGTGAGGGTGAAATCACAGATCTGGTTTGCAGCCCGGATGTGGCTGGTGTCGGTTTTAACTGGGAGCATGTCAACACCGTCATCTTCATGATGTTGGACTGGCAGGACACCACGTTCATTCAGAACTACCGGCGAGCACTGAGGGGCACTCGGACAAAACCATTGCGTATCTTGGTGTTTCAGTATCGGGCCAGCATCGACCAGAAAATTGCCCAAAAGCTCAACTGGAAATCGGAGAACCGGTTGCGGGTTGAAGGGGGCACCGAGGTCAATATTGGTGGCAAACCGAAAGCCGACAAAATGAGTTTGTCGATGGAAGATATCGTAAAAACGGGTACAAATTGACCTGTGGATAGAATTCTGCAAGCGAGGAACGGCGGGCACTCCAATTAGATCAGATACACATTCTAATTAAAATGTGTGTCTATATAATTAGAACCGAGGGTCTGACCCGCTAAAAACAATCAAAATTAGGATTAACAACCATGGCTAAATCTGCCTTGAATTTCAAAATTTTTAACCTGTTCACCAGTGCGATTGGGATGAATGAAGCTCAAACCAACCCACACAACGACCGGTTGAACGAGCTGTCCATTATGTCCAATTCAATGCTGACCCATTACCTGGTGGCTCCCGCTGCCGAGCGGCAACAAGTACTGACTCAGCTTCAAGAAACGTTGAATTTGGCGCTGGACCAGCTTCAAACCGGCCTGGCTCTCATCGAAGAAGAGCAAGCCCTCCTGCAGGCGGAGATTACCCCCTTGTCGAATACAGAAAGCTGATTACACTTGTCCTCAGCTAATACCTCGTAACATTGGTCAACCCCCGGTACTGGGGGTTTCTTTGAGGTTTAGCTTGAGACTGAGCGTATCGGCCTTGGACCTTCCAAGGTTCAATTCCGATGCTCTTAGCATCTCCACAATCTGGGATTAACAATCATAATCGAGGTAAAAAATCATGACTATGAACATTGACGCCATGATCGCAAACGCTAATCAATCTGCTAATCAACAAACTCAACAAGCGGTCACTATCGACCAGACCGTTGTCCACACTCAAACTGTAAATCAAGCTCAGAATACCCAGGTAGACGTCGTTGACGACGAAGAAGCTGAACTGATGCGTCAGTTAGAAGCCAAACGTGCGGCGAAAGCGGCCGCGGCAGCGCAAGCAGCCAGCCCTCAAGCCGGCCAAGCTGTGAGTCAGGTTCAACCACAGTATCTGCCTGCAGGTGCCCAGCAAACTGTCGCTGTTCAGCAAAATGCTCAGGTCCCTGTTGCAGGTGCCACCGGTGCGGCGGCTCTGCCAGCGCACTTAGCGGCGTCGTTAATGCAGCCGATGAGCATGGATATGGAAACCTTCATGTCCATGGGGATGTCGGTGGACCTGTGGCTGAAGCCAAGTTATGCCGGCCTGACTGTGGGTGACAATGCCACACCAGTACCTCACATGGATGTCGTTATTGATATGACTGAAAAAGTGGGTTTCCAGCTGGCCATGGCTATTCGTTATGGCAGTGAGCCAAATGTGAAGTACGACTACACCCATGACTGCGTGACAAACAAAGATGGCCGCCCTTGGGCGGATGCTTTGGCTTTAGCATATCAACTGGATCCTAAAGTCAGCCCATACCGCTGCGTTCAGCTGCCGATGGTCGTGGCAGACGAAACTAAAAACTTCCAGAACCAGGTTGTTGCCCTGCCGGGTCAAACCGTGGGTTACACCACCGCTGTTACCGGTTGGAGTGCATGGCAGAACTTCTACATGCAAGTTCAACGGGCAGGACTACTGGGCCATAAGGTGAAAGTTCGCCTGACCAACGAAGCGAAAATGAAAGACACCAACAAATGGGGTCTGATTAAGTTTGAGCTTCTGGGTGTTGCTGACGCGACACAGCAAAAAACAGCGTAATCGCTACCGGAGGCCGGCAAACGCCGGCCTCCACAAACAATTCGGATTAACAAACAAGCAGGTGACCTATGCTCCGCATAATCGACGGTAACAACCGTTTCCGTGCTCACTTCGAAAAACAAGGCCCACAGGCCCTCAGTAATCTCTACAACCACAGCGTGACGTTCAACTCAGGTGACAAAGTGATCTGGGTGTGGGATGCCCCGGGTGGTTCCGGTGCCAGAAAGTCTATTTATCCGGCCTACAAAGGCGCAACGGATAATATCCCGACAGACCATTTCTTTGAGACCATGAAGTTCTTCAAAGAAATCCTGCGGCATTCAAACTGCCTGCAGATTGAAGTACCTGAGTTTGAAGCGGATGACGTCATTGCCGCTCTTGCCTTGGGGAGTTCGCAAGAAATACTTATCGACAGTAGTGATGCTGATTTCCTCGTTCTGGTGAATGACCGGATCCAGAGCACACGAGACCCCATCAAAGGTGTTGATGCTCGGCATGTCCGGCTTTACAAAACGCTGGTGGGTGATACCTCGGATAATATTCCGGGCCTTAAAGGTTTTGGGGAGAAGGGCTTTATTACTCTTCCCGACAGCACGAAAGACCTTTTGGTCAGCCACTTCGCAGGAACTCAAAACCTGACTGGTGCAGACACCATGCAACTCTGTGGCTTCAAAAAGGCCCAGGCAGCGAACTGGGATTTGATGCAGGCCGACCTTCAAACCTTCTGGCGGATCGTGGGGTTCTTCGACTTACCGCCTGAACTTCTTCAAAAACATATCACTGCCGGTGTTCACAACCCGCTTGAAGCTCAGAAGCTGTTGGCTTCTCAGCTGATGACGATGGCACCGACAATGGGAGCTGTCTAATGCAGAACATCCATGTAGAACTGATTCAGGCCAGCGTAGGCCCGAACGGTATTCCAATCCACACCTTTCGAATGACTTACCCGCGGTTTATTCATGCTGAATGTAAGACACACCGGTTACTGAAAATTGACGATGAAAATTGGATTGTCGAGCAGGAACTGGCGCTGATGGACGATGTGAACCTGAGCCGTAACGCTGCCAGTAGTCGTGCTATCCCAGTTGAAAAAATGCTGGAACAAATCACCAACCAACCGGCGATGCCCGTGCACTGGGGTAAAAATCAGTCCGGTATGCAGGCTCGGGAAGAGTTAAGTCCAGAAGAAGCGTCAGCAGCTGAAGTGTGGTGGCGCCAGGGTGCCCAGCTGATGGTGGACCACGTTCGTAACTGTCCCGTCCCTCTGCACAAGCAGGTTATCAACCGGCCGCTGGAAACGTGGATGCTAATGACCGTTGTCGTCACCGCAACCGACTGGAACAACTGGCGGGCGTTAAGAGCGCACCCTGATGCACAGCCGGAGATTTATGAGCTGGCCAAGCAAGTGGTTGAGCTGCTGGACAACACCGAGCCATTTCAGTTGAGAGCTGGTGATCTGCATGTGCCGTTTGTTGAGAGGCAGCGTGAACCTGAGGGGTACCTTCATTATTTCATTGTTGAAAACGATGGCACCCGTGTCTACCTGAACTCAGACCAAGTACTTCAAGTCTCAGCCAGTTGCTCGGCTCAAACCAGTTTCCGTGCTTTGGACTTCTCGTTGGACAAGGCCCAGCGGATCTACAAAAAACTGGTGGAAGACCGTCCGGTCCACGCCTCTCCATTTGAACATCAGGCCATAGCTTTGTTTAGTGACGAAGATATCAAAGTCCGGACTATCAATGGTATCTGTGGGGGGCTCGAATTCCCTGAAGGCATCACCCATATCGACAGAAACCTTGAACTGTGGTCAGGCAATCTGCGTGGCTGGGTACAACATCGTCAACTCATCAATGGCCACCATGTGCCAGGTTAAGGACCTCCTATGTTTTTTGAAAATCTGAAGATTTACCGTGTGACTGAAAAGCTCCCGTTTGTTAAAGACGAAGACGCGCTTCAAGCCCAGTTGGAAGAGCATCAGTTCACTCCCTGCATGGCACATGACATGTTGAAGATGGGCTTTGTATCTCCGTTGGTTCCTGGCGGTAAGCAGCTGTTCCGAAACGTCGGCGGTAACTACTACTTTGCCCTGAAGCGTCAGTGGAAGGTGTTGAAGTCCACCATGATCAACGAGCAGCTGCAGCCGCAGATCACCCAGAAAGAACAGGAACGGGGCCGGCCGCTGGGACGTAAAGAAAAGTCGGGTCTGAAAGATGAAACCATCCAAAGTCTGTTGCCACGGGCGTTGACCGAATCATCTACTATCGTTGGGATGTATGTCCCGGCGAAAGACCTGCTGATTTTCAATACCAGCAGTCATGGCCGTGCTGAAGACTTTATGGCTTTGTTACGTAAAGCTCTGGGCAGTTTACCCGCGGTACCATGGTTTGATGCGAACAAACTGTCCTTTGCAATGAATTCCTGGTTGGGCCAACAACACCTGCCACAGGATTTTGTGCTGGGTCACACCGTAGAGCTGAAAGCGCCCGATGAAGACGGTGCAGTGGCACAGTTCAAATCTCACCTGTTGACCGGCGCCGACGTTCAAAGCCATTTAGAAGACAAAATGGTGACGAAGCTGGAGCTCTATAAGCCTGAGCATTTAAGTTTCACGATTGTTGAAGATGGCCGGATCTGCAAACTCCGCTGGCGAGAGCTCCTTATTAACCAGAACGATGAGCTGGGCTGGGAAGATTTGGAGGCCCGACTTGAAGCAGACAGTCTGCTGATGTTGGATACCATTACAACTTTGTTGGACAAACTGACGGGCTCAATGCAAGCCGTTGACGACGCAGCGTGACAATCAGGGTGGCTTCGGCCACCCCTTTAAAATTTGGGATTAGCAAACATGCGGTTATTTAACGAAATCACAGGGCGCTGGGAGCAGTTGGTCGATGCCACCAATATGCACATCTTCATCCCCCAGATTGTAGCGATATTGCGTGATGAGAGCCGGCCAAGCAAGTTCGTTGGGTTCGATATCGAAAGTCAGGACAGCAAGCGCCACGCTGGCCTGAACGAATTCATGAAGCTCGATGCCGAGTCCGAGGAGTACAAGCGGGCGAAGAAGCTGGTATTCGACTTACGCCGGACAGAAATCACGGGTTTTTCGATTTACCCAGACAATCTGGATACCTGTTATTACCTCAATGCAGCTCATGCCGACGTAGAAAATCGAATCCCCCGGGAAATTCTGCTGGAGCTGCTGCAAATTATCAAAGACACCAGCTTCTGGGTCATCCACAACGCGGCATTCGAAATAGCGAGCTTTAAAGCCTCCTGGGGCTTTGATATTGGTACGAATTACATCTGTACGATGCAGCTTTGTGTCAGTGCCTATAACTCCGATGAGTACTCGGTAGATACTTTTGCTCGGGCCGGCCTCGGTGGTATCCAAATTCTGTTGCCGGCAATCAACCGGGCCTTTGCCGGCTACCAACCGAAAACTCCGCTCACCGCAGAGCAGAAAGACCTGCTGACGAAAGTAACCTCTAAAACCTCCGAATCGGCCCACAGCTACAACGGATATGTCCGGTCACTTGCCTACGGCTACGGTTTGAAAAAAGCGGTGAAAAGCTGGTTTGGCTACGACCAGGTGGAATTCGAAACGGTGCTCAACGGTAAAGCTCACATGGGCTTACTGACCGGGCCTGAAGTCCTGCACTACGGCGCCGACGATGCTTACTGGTGTTTGGCGTTGATGAAGCGCGTCATGCAGTTTATGCAGGAAACTAACCCTCAGGTGATTGAGACTTTTTTCCGGCAAGAAAATCCGATGCCGGCTATCTGGGCGGACTGTTGGGTGCGGGGTCTTCGAGTCAACAAACCGGCGATTGATGCCCGCACCGAAGAGGCTCGGGGCAAGTATGCCAGGGTTATCCGAGACCTGATTGAAGCCCTTCGCCATTTTCAGTTCCCGGAATATGCCAGTCCACGAATGGTGGAACGGGAAGCTAAGTGGTATGTCGGTGAAGTGAAGGACAAAAAGACCAAGCAAGTGACCGGGCCGGCCAACAAGTATCTGGAGTACCGTGAGAAGTTTAAGGCGCTCATGAGTCTCGATACTGAGTCCATGTCAGATTACGACATCTGCAAAGCGCTGTCCTCTTCGGTGTCCCAGCAATGGCAGGTGGAACGAAAAGAGAAGCCGGCAAAAGACCAGCTCAACATCGTCCATTACATGGCAACCCGTGTGCTCTACCACGACCTGATGAACCTGCCCTATGTGTTCGTGAAGGGTAACATCCAATCTGGCGCTGAGGCCCGCGGTAAGCTGCGTGAATTCATCAACGAACTGACGACAGACACCACCCGCTGGATTAAAGAACTGAGCCGGTACAAAGCGTGGCCAATCCCCGAAGGTATGACGCAAAGCGCTTATGCCGAGTTCTTACGTGGCGGCTATCAAAAAAATGCGGCCATCGCGGTTCTGGATTGTTTGGACAAGCTGGCCAACATCGAGCAGACGATGAAGTTGTACCTTCGTTCATACCTGCTTTTGACTGATCCAGACACAAACCGGATGTACCCCTCAATCAGTAGCCGGTTAAACACTCGCCGTATGGCAGGTGAGAACCCGAACCCGATGCAGTTGGCCAAGCGTGGTGAGAGTACGTTCGTGCGGGGTTTCTTCCTGCCGGAACGCGATGACCATGTGTATGTCTCTGTGGACTGGTCACAGGTAGAACTGGTGCTCATTGGTGAGGAATCCAAAGACCCAGGCTTTCACAAGGCTTACGGCCAGTTACCTTACAACGATTTACACGTTGGCGCTGCAGCTGCAGCTGTCAAGGTTTACCACCCGGATTTCACTGAAACAGACTTATCCAATATGCGGATGGACGATGCTGAGCTGCAGCAGCGCCTGGTTGATGCCTTTCCGATGGCATTTGTCGACCCAGTTAAACAGGTGCCGATGAATGGCAAAGCCGCATATAAGTTCTGGCGGGGTAATGCCGGTAAAACTTCAAACTTCGGTTACTGGTACTCAGGCTCCCTGATGACGGTGCAAGGTCCGCTTGGTTGGACAGACAAACAAATGTGGGAAGCGACCGATAACTACCGGAAGAAATTCCCTGTGGCTGAGCAGTGGCGCCTAAACACCATTGAAGAAGTCAGAGCTTATGGTCATGTATTTATTTTTGATGGTCACCGCAGAACCCGATTTGAAGGCACGATGCACTGGCGCCAGTTGTTTATGGCTAAGTGGGCGTCAATGGGGTCACCCGCAATCACGGCCTTTGGTGAGCTTGTCTGCAACACCATTCAGCGCCGTGCCGGCAACCAGGGTGTAAACGCCAAAATCCAAGGTGGCTGTGCAACGTTGGCCAAACGCTCAATCCTGCGACTGTACAACATCATCAAAGACGAGGGCTGGGATGCCTATTTCTGTCTGCCTATCCACGATGAATTGATTTTTTCAGTTCAGAAAGACCAGGCGATTGATTTCAGTTACCGGATCCGTGAAGTGATGTGTGACCACCCTGATTTAGTTCAATGGCTGAAGCTGGATGGCACCATTTCTGTGGGCCGGACACTGGAGGCTTACCATCCAGAGAAGTCGCCTCAGGGCCAGATTGAGCTGGATGAAGCTCCGTTCATCGAAGGTTACTTGCCTCGGGAGTTCGAAGGTAAAGCGCTGCCGGATGAGTACCGTCGCAAAGCGGTCGAGTACCTGTTCCATGCGTAGACCCGGACCACCCCTGACACTGAAGTTTAACCCCGCGTTACGCCAGAAAATCACGGTGGGACCTACGGGCCGCTTCGTTGACCCTCATACGCTCTACCAAGCGGGCCGGCGAGTGAATCAGCTTTTTTCGTTAGGGAAGTTCGGGATCTGGAATAACCGGCCAGTTCGAATCACAGGCGCTGTGAACTACAGCGTTCTGTGGATTCAGTTTTACGACCGGCCGGATAAACCAGAGATGATGGTGTGGGCTCGGGATGTAGATGTGTTAGAGGCATATCCGTACCGTTCTCACAAGTATGAGCCTCGTGAAGCTGCAGCCGCCGAGGAGTTCAATCCTCCGGAGCGGTTCGCAGATCCATACGAAGAGGGTTGGTGGTGAAAAAAGACTTTCAACACAGTGACTCAGGTACCGATGAGGAACTGAAGAATCTATGGCAAACGCCGCCTTTTGTCAGAGCCTGGGTGATGAATCAATACCTGATTGGCTTTGATACCGCGGCGGATGCTGACAACTGTCTGGTACCGAACTTCTGGTGCGAGGAAGACAGTGCACTGGAAAAGATGTGGTACCCATTGTCGGACCCCAATGCGTGGTACTGGTGCAATCCACCATACGACAACATTGACCCATGGGTGCAGAAAGCTGTCCAGTCAATGGTGCTGGGTGGTCGGGTGCTTATGCTGGTGCCGTGTGACTTGACGACAGATTGGGCGGGGATGTCTATCAACATGTCCACCATGATTAATCATCTGACGGGGCTCCGCATTAATTTCTCTGATCCCATGGCACCAAAGACGGGGAAGGAACGGAGCCAAAACAATAAGGGTTCAGTGCTGTATGAGTTTGATGGTCACTGCTTTGAGTACAGCGGCCAAAAGCGCACGACCTATCTGAACTGCAGAGAAATTAAACGGGTGGGGAATTTACTACTGAAATCAGTCAGTGATGACCTGTGCCGGCTGAGAACTCCATTTGCAGAACTGATTCAACCAGTAAGACCAAATTTATAGGATTAACAAAACATGACGAACGTTGCTGAAATTTTCCAACCGGCCGAGGCCGTTGAGATTCCGAATTACAGTCTGGCTGAGCTGGTGGGTATGCTGGCCCAGAAGGTCGATAGTGAAGCTGACGATTACAATGCTCTGGCAGACCACGCCGATAACCTGGCCTTGGAACTAAAGGGGATTCAAACGTTGCTGGCTAAGACCACACAGGAACTGGCCGACGAGAAAGACCGTTCGGCCTCGGTGATTGCCGGCAACACCCTACTTCGTAATGAGCTGGCCGAATCGAAAGAATCTGACCGCAAAGCTCGGGTTGCTTTTGATGTGGCCACCGAAAAGCTGAAAAAACAGGCACAACAAATCAGTGAACTGGAGCGGGCACTGAAGGCCCTGAAAGAGTGTGGTGACCCTAAAAAGTTGCTGGAGCAAAACAAGAACCTGCGTCAGCGGAATTCTGAGCTGATGGATTTGAACGAAGGGCTCAAGAAGCAAAACAAATCCTATGAGTCCAGCCACAAAGAGCTGATTGATAAGGCCGAGTTCAGCCAGCTGCCGAGCTACACGTCACCAAGCAATGAGCAACTGTTCATTCATCCTAATCTGGTGACCTGTGATACGCCTGAAGGCCCGCGTCGTCGTGTTGCACTGACCTACTGGAACTGCCAGGGTATCGGCCGGTTGGTGACATGGAATGGTTCGGTGCCCCAGTTCGCCAGCTTCAAGCACAAATCGGTAGACGAGCGCTGGGCACCTTCACCGGAAGCCGTAGCCTGGGCAACGAAGTGGTTTGAAGACCATGTGATGGAGCAAGGTGGCCATCAGGTGATCCGTTCTAAATTCCAGATTAAGGCGCGTTAAGATGGAAATTGTAGACAGCCCCCCTATCATGGGGATGAAGTTTGATTCAGAAAAACCGCGGATGGACTTACTCCCGCCACGGGCGATTGTCGATGTCGCACAGGTCCTGACGTTCGGCGCCAAGAAGTATTCACCGGGTAACTGGAAGCGTGTTGAAAACGCTGAAGAACGTTATATGGCCGCGGCACTGAGACATCTGATGGCTCACCAAGCTGGGGAACGGATAGATCCGGAGTCAGGACTCAGCCATTTATCTCACGCCACCACCTGTCTGTTGTTTATTCAGGAGCTGAGCCATGGATGACAATAAGTGGTTCCACCGCTGGATGCGTATCGCCAAAGAAGCGGCCAGCTGGAGTAAGGACCCCAGTACGAAGGTAGGCGCGGTGATTTATGATGAACAGAACACGCCACATTCGATGGGGTATAACGGGTTTGCTCGGGGTGTTGATGACACTGATGAGCGATTGCTCAATAAAGAGCAAAAGTATAAATTGGTCGTCCACGCTGAAGCCAATGCCATTTTAAATGCAACGAGAACGGGAGCCCGGTTAGCCGGCTGTACCATGGTGGTCACTCATCCGCCGTGCCCCGCCTGTGCCTCGATGATCATTCAAGCTGGCATTACTCGGGTAGTGACCGCAATCCCTGAAAAAGATTTTAGTCACTGGAACCCAGAGCTCTCGGCTAAAATCTTTAAAGAAGCAGGGGTTCAGTTCCTGGCCCTGCCATAAAATTAGGGATCATCATGGATAACCGGATGCAGTGTTTTTCACTGTTGAGCCAGTATGTGCCGGTCTTTTTGGACACGGAAACTACCGGACTGGATACCACCGCTGAGGTGCTTGAAATCAGTGTGGTGGACTGGAATGGTAATGTGCTGCTCGATACGTTGGTGAAGCCGAAAGGTTTAATCTCACCCGCTGCCTCGGCTATCCATGGTATCACTGCAGAGATGGTAGCTAACGCACCAACCTGGCCAGAAGTTCTGCCACAGCTGCAGCAAGTTCTGGCAGATAAAATGGGTGTGACCTACAACGCCGCGTTTGACCTGCGAATGATGCTTCAGAGCTCTGAGGCTTGGGGTTTGACACCTGAACCCTGTTTCGGCGCCAAAACCTTTTTCTGTGCGATGTTGGAGTACGCCCATTGGCGCAATCTTCCGGATTTTTACCGTAAACGAAACAAATGGATAAAGCTGGAAGAAGCCTGCAGACATGAGGGGGTCGTATTACTGAATGCCCACCGTGCACTGGCCGACTGCTACATGACGCTGAACCTGGTTCGGGCCGTCCTACATAAAATTTACTATCAGAACATGACGAGGTAGCCGTGAGTGTCGGGTCTTTAATCGTGGGTCTGTGTTTTCTGGCCGCTGGGATTGGCGGCTTCATCTTGGGTTACTTAGAAAAAAAGTCTGAAGCTGCAGAGCTCAGGCGATTCGGTGCCCCCGGTAATTTAGCGACCGATAGAAGGGAGAGTTCGGAGGATCCGACTATTCCCTTTGGCTGATTTTAAGACTACCATTTAATAACAATTTGAGGATTAACAACTATGGCACTTCTGCTGACTGCTGAGGGCTTTCAAAAGCTCTACACTGACATTCTTACCTTGCGTCAAACTTTCCTCCTGCCGGTCAATATTGGCCGCGAATTGAGCCCTGAAGAACTGGCTCAACATGAAAAAATCTTCCGCTCTGAATTCAAAGAACTGGTTCAGGCCTCCACTCGTGTCCTGCAACTCGATGGCTTTGTTGATGCCGTGGTTACACTAATGGGGCGCATCGTTCACCGTGGCCTGCCAGATTTGGCTCATCTTTACAGCTACATGCCGGGTGAAGCCTTCTTTATCAACGAAATGCTGGTGGGTGCCGAATCGCTGGATATGAAGTTCTGGCCGGCTTGGGATGAAATTCAGGCCAGTAACCTGAGTAAAGTCTGTCCAGATGAAGCAAACCGGGACCAGACGATCAGCCATTATGAAGTGCTGGGTGTCCCCGTGTACGCTGAAGAAACTCCAACCGGCGGCTTTGTTATCAAAGTCGCTGAAGAAGTCACCGTGAATGGTGAGCTGTATCCGAAGGGTAAATTCTTAAAGTCGGTAACGTACAACAAGCCGAATTTAAAACCGTTCGTCTGAAAATTTTAGGATTAACAAACAGGCCCGCAAATGCGGGCCTACCTGTGAAATAGGTATTGGCATGTCAAAGCATCCTCAGATCACACTTAGTGTGTTCACGAAGTTTTCAGGACCGCTGACCAAACAACTGAGCCTGGTGAATGGCAAGGTTAACAGCGATAGTAGTGAATGTCGGATGTCAAACGGTCTGGCTGAGCGCATCACCCTCCCATTTGACCAGTTGCCCCAGTTCTTTAGTAGCCTCAACCCAATGCAAGCTGTTGCGACTGGTTGGGTTACGACTGAAGCCGCCACTGTAGAAATTATCACTAAAGACAAATTTGAAGATAATAACTACCTGTTCCCGGCGCACGTTACTCCACAGGGTGTCTTCGCAACACGAACCCTGAAATCTATCGGCCAGTCAGGCCCATCTCTGGTTATGTTCGACCATGACCATGACGAATTCTCACCACACAATGTGCATACGCCAGAGGAGTTTATCCAGCTGCTGAGCACCGTGGTACCCGATTTTGACAAGATTACGTTCCTGCGGACTTACTCAACTTCATCGTCTGTCTATCATGCTAAGACCGGTGAGTGTCTGCGGCCGGCGGATGGCTTCCATATTTACATGGCTGTGCCAGATGGTGCGGACGTACAGCGCTTTGGTGAAGTGCTTGAGAAGCGGCTGTGGCTGGCCGGCCTTGGCTATATCAAGGTTAGTGCTCGGAACGGTAGCTCACTGAAACGAACCGTTGTAGATACAGCGGTATTCAGTCCTGAGCGTCTGATATTCGAAGCAGGGGCAGTAATCGTCCCAGGTAATCCGATTGTTCAGCGACTGCCGCAGCCGGAATTTGTTGAAAAAGCCCTGTCGTTTTTGGATACCACAAAGCTGCTGGATCTGACTGATGATGAGGAAGAGGCTTACCAGCAAGCGGTAAAGCAGGCACAGAATACTGATGTGGTGCTGGCCTCCAAGCAACAAGTTAAAGAGCGCCTGACCGAGGATTACATTGAGCAGGCCCGCCGGCAAGGTAAGATTTTATCTCGTCGCAGTGCTCAGAAAATGGTGGAAGGTCTCGAAAAGCATATCCTCCCACCATTTCATCCAATCATTCTGAGTGATGGTACTCAGGTCTCCATCCTGGAGCTCGTCAGTAATCCAGCGAAGTACGATGGTCGCAGCTGCTTTGACCCGCTCCGGCCGGATAAAGGTGCTGACCGCGCCAAGTTCTACGCCAACTTAGACCAGGCTGTACCAAATCCGGTTATCCACTCGTTCGTGGAAGGCTCACGGAACTTCAACCTCCGCGAGAGTATGAAGCTGCTGGCCCAGAACATTACCGAAGATGACGGTGATGACCTGCGGGAAATTGCGAACACTTTCACTACGATGAACCAGCGTTATGTCACGGGCATCCAGCTGGCTCCGGGTTGGAATCTGGTAAAAAGCGATAAAGGTACCGGCAAAACAAAAGAAATTGCCGGCGTGTTGCGGGAATCCAAGATGTCGATCTTGGCGGTGACTCACCGCGTCAGTTTAACGCACTCAATCAGCCGGGACTTTGGTCTAGCCTGTTACAACGAAGCGGAAGTCAGCGCCAGCCACGTTCTGCGCTCACAGTCCCGCCTCGGCATCTGTTACGACAGTCTGCATAAGATTGCGGGCCAGACCTATGACGTTGTGGTGCTGGATGAAGTGACGCAGCTGATGCGCCACGTTAAATCCGGCTCAGTGAAGCAGAAGTTCATCTGTTTGAACGTTCTGCGGAGCATCCTGTTAAACGCTAAGTACGTGATTGCCATGGATGCGGATTTGGCCGTGCCGTTTGTGGAGATCCTGCGGGACTCAGAAATCGGCTGGATGAAACCTGCAACCCCAATCAGCGTTTTCGTGAACAGCTACAAGCCGGCAAAAGAACAAAAACGTCAACTTCGGGTCTATACTCAGGATGGTTCTAAGCCAAGCGAGGTAGGCTGGACGTTGGCATTACTGGAGCATGTGCTCGACAACGGAACTTTCGTAGCGACCAATTCAAAGACGAACACCTATGACCTGGCCAACACTATCGGCCGGCAGTTGGGTATGGAGCCGACCCAGATTATCAGTGAAGGCCATTTTATCACCGAGATAAAAGGGCGCCGGATTATTACCATCACCTCGGATAACTCCGGGGATGAGCAGGTAGCCAACTTCATCACGAACCTCAACGAAGAGCTGCGGGATAGCGATATCCTGATTGCATCACCATCAGTTGGTACAGGCGTATCCATTAACGCTGTCAACGACCAAGCTCGGTTCAGCCGGACGTTTGGCCGGTTTACTCGGCGGGCCGGTAACACCTCGGGTGACTGCAGCCAGCACTTAAGCCGGGTTCGTGAGTGCCGTGAGTTTGATTTGGTGGTAATGGACACCTCTGAAATGGATGACGTCGACCCGGATATCATCATCCAGAAAGCCATCATCAATAAACTGCGGGTGATTGACCGTCAGGTGGAATTCACTGATTTGAACTTCTGCCCATTTACTCGGAAGTACCAGTTCAGTGACGGCTCATGGTCACAGTGGTTGGGTAAACTCACGGCGCTGGAAAATCTGGATCGTAATGAGTTCACCAGCAACATTCTGAACCGGCTGGTCGACGAGGGTTATTCCATCGAGTATCTGGAATCCAAGGTGAACAGCGCCAAGGCTGAAGAAATCAAAGAAGGCATGGAGCTCGTCATTGAAGAGCGCAAAGCCTTTGAACTCGAACAGCTGCAGAACGCCACTCTTATTACTGACGAAGAACTGGAGACTTTGGAAACGAAGATCTCCCTGACTGTCGAAGAAAAACGCCAATTGAAGAAGCGGAAAACCGCGGACACGTTTGGCGCCTATGAACATGAACCGTTGGCTGAACTCCTGGCTCTGCCTAAGGAAAGTTACAACAGCCGCCGTAACGGCCTCATGTTCGGTATGAATGGTGAAACCCTGTTCGTCATGGACTTGGTTAACCGGTTAGACCCAGAGAAGCAGCACATCGAGAAGACCGCTCACTTTGCGAAGTGGAACCTTATGTGGCAAATCGCTTCGATGGTTGGTGTTAATCTGGGATCCGATGGACTCCCGCATAACACCGAGTTAATTGTCACTGACGATATACGTAATGCCATTTATGACTTCTTGTTTGAGAACCGGGGCGATGTTCAGGTCCTGCTCAATGCCACTGTGAAATGGTACAAGAAAACTCAGCTGACTGACCGGTATAAAGCTGTTGGCCGGATCATGAGTCTGATGGGCCTAAAATTGCAACGTGTGAAGGTTGCACCGGCACTTTATGTGTATCAAATTGACAAAGAAAGATTTAACATTCTGATCGAAGATATTTGTAGAGCAAAACAACACAGCCCCTCAAATAGCTTTAAAACCTTGGTCACAACGCCAAAATTCTTGGTAAGCTATGTGGCACAGTGGTCTGCAGGAACTCCGGAACGGTTAAAAAATGTTCACAGTTATGTGAGCCGGCTACAACCGTACCAAGCATCAGTGCTTCGGGGTTTCATGCTCAGAATGATAAAAAATCACATGGAAAGTGCTGAATGTGCATAGCACATCTATTTGGAGATGCGGGTGGTGAATAAGCCTATTCTAACTTTGAAACGGAATCCGACTGGGGCAGCAAAGTCCCGGTCGGCAGAAACGTCAAATTTCTCAAAACCAAAACCGGTTGAGAAGGTTCAAGCTTATCACGACTTGGGTCGGGTAATGGCCGAGCTCCGGAAAATGGGATACAAGGTGCGCTGGAAAGAGCCCCTGTCCAAAGCCATTTACCAGGAGATTCGGGCGGTACTGCCCAAAGAATTCATCTCCAGTCGGGCACTTTATGATGCAATCGGTTACTTGGTGAAATCTATCAAGTACCTTCTGAAGATGCGGGATGGTGCGTTCCGTTACAACCTGGCCGGCAAGAAAGCCGGGACTGTAACCGCTGAAGAATCCAAATTTGCACTGCAGGAACTGCTGAATCATCACGGTGATTACATGCGGGAACGTCGCCAGAGAGCAAAGAAGATTATCACAGCGCACAAGCCATCTCGCTCAGGCGGACCACATGGCAAAAAACACGGGAAAGACCTCTGAAGATATTTTCGAAAATGCGCTGACAGCCGTTGGCGCCTTTGTTCTACGCAATACCGACCTGTACGATGCGGCCAAGAAGCGGCTGGTGACAGGGAACAAACCCTCCGACTTTTTGGTGACACAAGGCGAAACCTGGTACGCCGAGGTGAAGTCCATCGAATCCGGCAACCGCTTTAGTTTTAGCTCCATTCAGCAAGAACAATGGCGTGTGGCCACCCGAGTTAATAAAGCCGGTGGTAAGTACTTTTTCTACCTGCACTTTATGGCCGAAGACCAATGGTTCAAAGTGCCGGCTTCCGTGATATTGCAGAGTGATAAAAAGTCGCTCACACTAACCGACGTTGCTAACCACAGAGTTTTCTTTGGGCATGTGACATCATGATGACCTTTGGTTAAGCGGGGGGCCTTCCCCCGTTTAGTTTCAGGCTCATCATTAAAAATTTTGGATTAACAAACAGGAATCATCATGACTATGCCATTGCATGAAGAGCGGGTTATTGCTAATTCTCGCGCTCAAGTTTTCCCAGAGTCTCCGCTGGGTATTACCTCCCCACTGAATAAATATCTCAATCATCTGTACGTTCTGGGCGACCCTCATCTGGGCCGGCGCTTTACTGCAGGTGTTCCACTGGCCAGACGCGGTGAGCGTGAAGCCGAAATTCGTGAGCTGTTCCACAGCGAAGTTGTCTGCGTTAAGCCCGGCCGGCAGTTCCACGTCTGTATGGGTGATCTGTTCGACGGCTGGACAGTGGACAACGAAACGGTTGAGTTCGCGTACCGGACCTACAAAGAAGCCAGCTGGCGCAACCCGGCAATCACTTACATCGTATTGGGCGGCAACCACGACAAAGCCAAGGACAAAACCAAAGTCTCCAGCTTCCAGATTTTCGCGGAGCTGTGCCGGGACCTTGAAAACGTGCACGTCCTCACAGACACCATTATGCAGCGCTCCTTCGATGGCCTGAACTTCCTGTTCGTTCCCTGGGTGCCGTGGCATAGCAGTAACCAGCAACTTTTCATCGAGCAGCCGAAGTTCATGACCAAAGGCGAGGACTTTAAATTCATCGCTCTGGGCCACTGGGATATCGAAGACTACGGCAAAGGTGACGACGAAGTTCCTGGCCTGATCCCCTGGCAACACCTGAAAGCGCCACAGTGCGAAGGCATCATTACTGGCCATTTCCACAAACGTCAGCGCACCATCATGAATGGCATTGACGTGTTTGTGTCCGGTTCTATGGCGCCATACGCTCACGGTGAAGACGATGATAATGCTGAGGACCCGCAATACCTCACATTACCCCGTGCAGAGGTTCTGTCGCGTCTGGAGGCCGACCCGGAAGCATTCGCCAGTAAATGCCTGCGTGTGTTGCTGGCCGACGACGAAGAACCACTGGCAGACATTAACTGCCTGCAGCTGACGATGAAGCGTGGCGCCGTGGGTAAGAATGCTGATGCCGTGCTGGATGTGAAGGTCGATGATTTTTCACTGAAGGTTTTATTCGATCAAGTGATGAGCGAGAAGGGTGTTTCTGAATCCCTGACTCGTGAGCTTTGGGAAAAACTTTAGGAGCAGGCCATGTTAAAGCATATTAAGTACGATCTGGAATTCTCTAATGGTGCCCGCCGTAAAATGGACACCGAACTGTTAGCCGGCTCAACACTCATCACCGGCAAGAACGGCCGCGGCAAATCCCTAATTTTGGAGATGTTTGGCTATCTGCTGTTTGGTTCTCAAGCGCTGCGGGGTGTAGCCGCCGACTATAAAAAGATGAATGTCGAAGGTACGGTCACCATTCGTGGCCGGGACTATAAAATTGTCCGCTCGAAGTCAAAGGCGGATATTTTTGATGCCGACGGTAATGTCATCGTCACCAGTACATCCGCGGTTAACGAGCACATTACGCAGCTTCTGGGATACAACTATGATGTGTTCCGTATCAGCAATTGGTGTGCCCAAGGGGATATCCAGGCACTGGCCAACATGAAACCAACCGAGCGGAAGGCCATGATCGACAACGTGGCCGGTTTGACGCAGCTGGACGGTCTTATTGAAATCACCAAGCAGAGCATTAAGGTTCTGAAGGCTTCGGTTAGCGCCGTTGAAAATGCGCTGGTAAAACCGCTGGAGCCAACTAAACCTGAGGTGGCCAGGAGCTGGGCGGTGGATTCGCTTGAAGAACAGAACACTTATTTGAGTGCCGCTCAGCAATCAGAAATGAAGCTGAACATGTTCCGTGTGCCACTGGCGGGCGAGGCCCCGGCTAAAGTGCGTGATCTGGTCCTGCCGGACGAACCAGTTCCGGCGCCACTGCCTCAGCTTGGTGACGCGCCGGCGAAACCAGAACCACGGCCTTTGCCGGTGTTTGAGCGTGAGAAACCGTTCAATAGTCGTGTGGGAGAGGGGGATACCCAGACGCTTCTGGACCGGGTTCTGGACCTGCAAGTGAACCAATTCGGGCCAAAGTACAACAAGCTGAAAGAACTCTATGCAGGGATGTACAACCGCAAGCAGCATGTGTCTGACGAGATGTTGGCCCTTTGGAGGGGCAATCCTGATTTAGATTATTGGGACGAACAGCTCCAGCAATGGCGCAATAAACAGAGCTATGAGCAGTTGCTGGCTCAAGGTGATGTTACTTGTCCAAGCTGCCAACACAGACACCCCGTGGCGGCGGAGGCACTTGCCAAATTTAACCCTGGGTTATTTCCAAAAGCTCAACCACCAGGACATACGGAGATCCGAATCGCTCAGGAGTACTGCCAGATTGAGGCGCAGTACACAAAGCTGATCGAAGAACTTACCACCATTTTTGGCGGTGAACCTGATGCCGTAGATAAGCAGCTGGAAGAAATTCGGGTTGAGCTGGTGAACCACAAACAGGCCGAGGCCGAATATGCTCGGGCACTGGAACATCACCAGCAGCAGTGCCAATTCATCGAGCAGAACAACCAGCAGGCGCTTGATAACTGGAAGCAGCAATGTGACAGTCGGTTGGTTCAACATCAGCAAATGGTGGATACCGTTCGCCAGAATAACGAGCAGCGCCACAAAGATTGGCTGGCCCAGTGCAACCAACTCCGTCAGTCGCATCAACAATCCGTGGATGCCGCTAATTTGGCTCAGCAAAAGTGGGAGAAGGACATGCAGGCTCAACGCGATGCGGAATCAGAACTGGCAGAACTGAAGCACCGTTTCGCTCAGGATTACAGCCCAGAGCGTCTGCACGAAGCCCGCCGGAGTATTGAAGAGGCTCAGAAAACGATTGCTGACTGGCGCCTGTATGACAGCTTGTTTGGCGAGTATCAGCGCCTGCTGGAAAGCTACAACCTGGCCCTCAGCCGTTGTGATAACGAACGGGCTCAAATCGAAGACCAGACTAAAGCCCAAGCCGCGCTGGTCGAGATTAAGGCCCGTGTAAAAACGTACCTCATCCCGAGCCTGAACCGGGTGTCGAGCTACCTGCTGTCAGAGATGACCGGCGGTGAGCACAGCACGGTCCTGATGGACGAGAACTTTGAAGTGTTTGTCGACGGTCAGCCATTACGCACCATGTCCGGTTCTGGCAAGGACATCACCAACCTGGCCATTCGAATCGGCCTCGGTCGGATCCTGACACACAAAGTGCTGGGTATGATGCTGCTCGATGAAGTGGACCAAGGTATGGATGACAGCCGTGCCGCCTATACGTGGGAATGTATCGAACGCATCACCCCACAAATTGGCCAGGTACTGCAGGTCAGCCATAAAGAGCTTCGAGCAGAAAACCGGTTAGTTGTCATGTAAGTCTCGGGTTGGCTGGGGTTGTCTCAACTCCAGCCAACCTCTATAATCAGATTCTAAAATTAGGCAGGATTAACAAACATGACAGATGACGCAACTTTGCGGCTTGACCTGACACCTCACGATCTGCTCACCGAGCAAGATATGCTGGAGCTCACAGGCGTTTCCAGACCAGACATGCAGGCCCGGTGCCTGGCAGCGAACAACATCTACTTCCTTGTTAATCACAACAATATTCCAAAGACGACGTGGTACCACGTCAATAACCCAATTCATCTTCGCACTCCCAGCTTATCCATGACCGACTTCGGCTATGGGTTCACCAAGACATTTCATCCAAAACGTGATAGCGGCGTACCTGCGGGACTCAGCCGGGACTCATGGGTAAAACGGATGACCAAATTCCTGGACAAGGTGTTTGCGAATATCGAAGAAGATGTGCCACCGCACATCAAACAGCAAATTAAGGAAAATGCTGAACGGCTATCAAGGATGGAGGCCACTGCAGAAGAACAGCGCCAACGCAGTCAAACCGGCGCATAAAAATTAGGGGATTAACGAACATTATGAGTGCAACTAACGAAGACGGTTTCTGGCTGACCAAGAAAGTTTGTGAATATTGCGGGGGCATATCCACAAGAACCCTACACCGGTGGCGGAACTTAAAGACAGCTCCATTCCCGGCGCCGATAAACCCCAGTAAAGGGTCCAAGGCAATGTATCGGGCCAGTGACGTAAAACAGTGGTTCACGTCACAACAAACCGCACAACAGTAAACTCAATTTAAACTCAGAGCCCCGGTAATCCGGGGCTTTTTATATCTGCAGGATTTCGTTGCTGGCGATGGTCCGTAAGCCGGCTATTGCCGGATCGTAAATCAGAGGCGTACCATCACTGGCCGCACGTTCTTTAATACTGCCATCGGGGAGTAGTACCAGCGGCTTAAGGTTCGTCCCGATCTCGGCGTCGGTGATTTGGTAGATCAAGCCCATCTTAAGAAGTAAGGCTCTCGCGTTGGTCGTCAGCGACGACGCCGAGTTAACCGGCCCCCAAGAATTAATAGCCACGGGTCACAACTCCGTAAATAACAGCGCCGTCCACGGGCGTTGACACGTTGTCAATAACATACCCGCTTATAGGGGTTCCTATCGCAAGACTGGTTGTAAAGGTGTTCTGTCCATCCACGTAACTTAATGGAGTCCTGGATAAAAATGCCCCTGTATCATGATTGAATAGCGCGGTTTGGTAACTACCGTTTGGAAGACCCGACACCGAAATTTGTAGTTTGTTTGAGTAGAACGCCGAAAGCATTCCCACGCCCAAGGCATTTGCGGCCTGTGCGGTTTCCTGGTCTGTTTCATAGTGGATCTTTTGATATAGCCCCCATATTTCCGGCACAGTATCTGAAGCATTGGGGCTGCTTGCCGCAATATCTTTGGTCCACTGACGCACGTTCGCGTAGTCAGTCAAAGCCAGACCGGAAATTGCCACCAGCATACTGTTTACACCCGTCAGCGTTTTTAGTTGGTCAATCACCGCGTTATATCGGGTTTTGAAATCAACTTCGGCGGTGGCCGCGCCGGCGTCACTCTCACCGATCCAACTACAGATCCCCTCTAAACCATCGGGCGCTGCGGCGGTTATGTAATTCAGCATTCGAGTATTAAGTGTTTGACCCGATTGCCACTGGGCCAGAGAGGTGCTACCTGCTGCAACACCAATAAAAGCAACCGGACAACCAAGCGCTGCAACAAGCTGGTTCGCTAACAATGGGAAAAGTGAACCGTTCGTTGTGTCCGAATCGAACGCATCGGCACCTTGCTGCCACAAAGCGTTTGAGACCGTGTACTTATGAAAGTACCCGGCGAGGCCCGTATATGTCTGTGCGTTATTGGCCCGACCTGAAAAGTTTGATTGCCCCCAAAATAAGAATTTCGCCCCAATAGCCACGTTATCAACAGAGTCAGAAACTGTCGGGGCGTTTGAATGGCGTACTTCAAGAGTACCGTTACCCGACGTTAAACCCGTGAGAGAACCACTAAAGGTGCCTCCGCTTGGATCCAGATCAATAACAGACCACTCACCGCCGTTCCACCGGGCTTCAATGGATACAGGTACCGTACTGCCCGAATAATTTCCTGTTATGGCAATACTACCGGTGTTTGTGGCTCTGTCCCGCGCAAACATCTGCCAGGTGTAGGGAGAAGTGATTGCGATAATGTCAGCGACGGACAAGTTTAACCCACGGTCAGCACCACCGGCGGCAGTACCATCTAAAACACCACCATCCGCGGCTGTGTAAATCTCACCAACATAGTTAGTAAAAGCCGCGGAAGTGACACCTGTAATAGCATTCGCGCCCGCCGCGGTTGTATCCCCACTGGCTGCGTAAGTCATTGTGGCGCTGACGGTTGAACCTTGGAAATCATAAAGGCCGTTGCCAAATGCAACAACGTTATCAATGATGGTTCCGGCAATATCTCTTCTCATCCCACCACGGAAGGCCGTATTCGACAGGTTATTGCCCACAATAACCGTGTTTCTTACTGTAACACCCGCAGCCCCATTACTAATCCCAAACTGTTGGGCCCCGGTTACAATACAATTTTCAACAAATGTGAGGGCTGCAGCTCTGCTGTGGCTAATCCCCGTTGTACCCCCTTGAACTAAACAGCGACGGACGGTTACGACAGTATCTTCAAAAGATCCCACGCGAAGACAGGTTGAAGCAAACGTAGTAACCAATTTCAGGTCTTCGAGTACTAAAGGAGCCAAGGGCCTCCAATACAGAGCGCTCCCCGTGGTCGATGCAATTCTTGCATGCGGTGCTGTAGGATTATTCGGATTATACTTAACAGTCTCAAAAGCCCGGACAATTACATTTGCAGCAAAAGAGGTATTAGTGGGAACATCCCCCCAAGGATAATCAGCCGCATCTGTTAAGATGCCGATATAATTATCACCGGCCACGCCGGTTCTCGCCGCCCACCAAGCAGCAAGTGTTGTATAATCCGCGCCAACGGCACCAATCGTTTTAATTATGTCAGCCATTATTTATCCTGCCACGGGCCGTCCACGGTCCTAGCTCCGGCAGTTTTTAAATTGCCGGTTTTCAAGTGGCTAAGTGGGGAAGCGGCTTTCGACTTAAATGAAGCTAATTGTTCAGAAAATAAGCCTGGCTGATACTCGGGCTTGTCCAGTTTCTCAGTCAGGCTCATGAGTCACCCTACGCTAAAACAATCGGTTGGCTACGTTCGAAGTTGACCGCTGTGTCACTCACCGCGATACCAATACGTTGGACCATTGAGCCTGCTGCAGTTGGAGCTGCCGAAACACCTACACCGGCGTTACCTAAGAAAACCTGGCCCGGGGTCTGGGTATTGACCATATTGTTAGTGCCCTCGAAGTAAACAGTAGCGTTACCACCAGAAGTCACCGCGGCCAAGACAAACCCATGACACTCTTTTGCACTTGCGGCATCCGCCTTGCGAGCTTTAGCACCAGAACTGTTCCAGATGTTTATCCAGTCACCGGCAGACAGCGCCTCTGACGTTACTACAATAGCCGTATCGGCACCTATACCCACGGGCATCATGGAGTTGTCGAGTTTACCTTGATCATCCAGAGCGACGATTTTGCCACCATCAGCGGCACCTGCGCTGGTTTGGCTGGCGACAACTTCAGTCAACACACCGTTGTTATTCGAAAGATATTTTTTAGCAGGCATCGTATTTCTCTCTTATTAAGCTAATGAAATGGGTGCGCCGAGTTGGATTCGGAGCACGGTAGGCGCTGTGGCCGTGCCGATTAAAACCAGAAATCCGGAAGTAGGGACCGTTTGCGTCAGCTGGCCGGAGTTCCCGAGATAGACCGGACCTTCAACCCAGTTCCAGGTGGGCTCCACCAACTCACCAAAGCTCTGAACTTGGACAGCTGAGCCCGAGCCGGCAGAGTTGAGGCCTACGCCTGCGACTTTGTGCATGTGAGCGGGGGTATCTTTGTCTGCCAGAAACATTTGGCCAGAAGGAAACTTCACAAGGACGCGATGACCAGAGAGAACCATGCCCGCAATCTCCGGGGCGATAATCTTTGAACTGTTTCCACCGCCACCGATGTAGACGACCTGCTCAGAGACAATCTCAGTGACTTTCTCAGGTTCTTGAACGATTTCTAATACAGCCTCAGTCACGGGTGACCTCCGGGCTAAATGTCACGTCGCCTTTCAGGAGTCGATAAGTTCGACCGTCCTGAGTGACCTCGATGTCATAGACACCCTTCTTGCCTTGGATAGGGCTGGTGAGTTCCGCCGGAATCTGGAGATGGACGATGCCCGCATCAACCGTAAATGCACCATTGGCACTGCTAAGGTCCAGCAGCACGGTCCCGTCGATCATCCGGTCTCGGATCTGCATGTGAAACGAAGCATCCGGCTGCAGCAGATTATTTCCCTGTTTGTCACGCCACTTAAATGGCAGTCCAAAGTGTGAGCCTTTATCAATGTGGATGTCGTATACCGCAGCGGTCATGGTAGCCTCACAAAAAGATTGTTTTTCATTATCGAACAGAGTAAAAGCCATTTCAAATCAATACTTTAAGGTGTCTTTGGTTGTCTTCGGTTGTCTCTGCTTGACTGCGGACATACGATGGCCGATCATGACGCGGAAAAATCAGGCTTTAGCGACCCTCAATAGGGGTCAGTTTTTAAAAGTGTGGTAATGATTGTGGTTCAGTTGGATTTTTTAAGCGGTTTAAACATAGCTTAAGCGTTTGATTTAGTTGAGTTATCTTCGTTTTATTACATTATTGGGAGAGAAGCATGAAAGTTGCCGTTTTAGGTGCTGCTGGTGGTATTGGTCAGGCCTTATCATTATTACTGAAGTTAAATCTGCCAGCTGGTACTGATTTGGCTTTATACGATCTGGCTCCGGTTACGCCAGGTGTTGCTGTAGACTTAAGCCATATCCCAACCGCGGTAAAAGTGACGGGTTATGGTAAAGATGATTTACACACTGCATTAGCTGGTGCTGATGTCGTGATGATCCCGGCAGGTATGCCACGCAAACCGGGTATGGACCGTTCAGATTTGTTCAATATCAACGCCGGCGTGGTGAAAACGCTGGCAGAAGCTATTGTGCAGCAGTGTCCAAAAGCATTAGTTGGTATTATCACTAACCCGGTAAATACTACTGTTGCAATCGCCGCTGAAGTATTCAAAAAAGCCGGCACCTATGATGCAAAACGTTTATTCGGTGTTACGACACTGGATGTTATCCGCGCTGAAACTTTCATCGCTGAATTAAAAGGTAAAAATCCTGCTGAACTGATCGTTCCGGTGATCGGTGGTCACAGCGGTACCACTATTCTGCCTTTATTGTCACAAGTCAAAGACGTGACATTTACAGACGAAGAAGTAGCTTCTCTGACTTACCGCATCCAAAACGCGGGTACAGAAGTTGTTGAAGCAAAAGCCGGTGGCGGGTCAGCAACGTTATCTATGGGTCAGGCCGCAGCCCGTTTCTGTGTATCTTTGATCAAAGGTCTGCAAGGCGAATCGGTCACTGAATATGCCTATGTTGAAGGCAACGGCGAGCACGCCCGCTTCTTTGCTCAGCCAATTGTGTTAGGTAAAAATGGTGTCGAAGCGTTGTTAGACATTGGTACTTTAAGTGCCTATGAACAGAAAGCAATGAACGATATGCTGCCAACATTAAAAGCTGATATCGTGCTTGGTGAAGAGTTCGTCAACAAAGCGTAA